CAGGAATCTCTTCATCATCCTGATTATAGAATACACCATCGGAATAACTAACAAGAGGTGTCCCCTCCTCAACCTCATCATTATAGGCATTCATAATATCTTCAGGGGATGCAGAACTACCAAGTACGTATTTAGCCCCACTATATTCCCCTGAAATACGAATCATATCTTTTTTCTCATTTATTAATCGTTTAACAATACGAGTCAAATCAGACTCAGTCAATCTTATAACTTTTTTCATAATTTTAATTTAATAATAAATATACGACAAAATAAAAAACCCCCATAATAATACGGGGGTAGTTTCAAAAAATTTATAGGTATTTGTGATATCTATGATCCAATCTCCTAAGGATAAACCCTTTTAAACTTTTTGGTATATCCCCAAAAGGTATAGAATAATATTCTTTTACATCGTTAGGTATTTCCTCGGACTCACCATATGAAATCAATCCGTGTTGAAACTCATCTGTATATAGTTGAATCAATATTTCCTTAGTATCAAAATGTATCTCAACAACATAAGCCTCATCACTACCGTTATATAATTCAATCCCCAATTCATTAACCACTCCATCAGGTACTTTAAGCCAAAGAGGTTCCGTCTCAGTTAAAGATTCCATCAATACACCCCTAACTATTTTTCTTAACTTATTACCCATTATATACAACCTCTTGTTCTCTCTTTATAGAAGTTCCTAATCTTATCACCATGTTCATCCATTAACATATTAATAAATCTCTCATAACCAATGTCGTCATGTATAAAATCAATCGTATCATAAATATGATAGTTGGGATGTTCATATTGTTCACCAATCTCATAAACAATACCCTCAACAAATCTTCTTAACGTGGGATAATTAACACAGAAGTCAACACCCTCATAAAAACCAACATCGTCAATCATATACTCCGCCTCATACATAATATCTCTTATCCTTCTAAGATAAGATAATTTCTTATTTTGATTCTCAGTAATAATAATCTTCATAACAATAAATATATTAACATTTACGTTCGTAGTATAATTCGGTTAACTCAACATAAAACATTTTCTTTAGTTCAGACATAATCCCATCATAATCAAAAGTGTTAATCAAATAATATACAGGATGAAGTTCACCCATCATTATTAATACAAATTTTCTTTCATAATCAACAAAAGAAGTAAACTTACAAGGATTAACATAACTAACCGCCTCATCAAAACTATCCTTGACCAAATCGTATCTTCGTAGTAACCATATTTTATTATATTGTGACTCAGTAATAATAATCTTCATAGTAATAAATATACAAGAAATAAAAAACCCCACTAAATGGTGGGGTTGAATTATTCATTTAAATGGTGGGGATTGACAACCCGAAGGGAAAAATTTTTATAAATTATCCAAAATTGATCCTGATATTTCAGAACTTATAAAATCAAAATCAATATTCTTTCTACCCATATTCATTAAGTCAGTGATATTTTCATTGTAAACATCCTCATGAATATCAGCCAATTCTCCATACTTTTCTCTAAATTCATTTTGGTATTTTTTTAAAATACTATCAAAATCAATATTGTTTAAAATATTATTAAACATTTCTTGAAGCTCCGCATCCATTTCAAAATATAGGTCAGAAGCATATTGATCTGCTTGTTTAAAATTTTCATAATAAAATTCATCTTCATCTGACTCTTCATCTGACTCTTTAACTAATCGTTTAATAATTTTAGTTAAATCAGATTCTGTTAATTTAATAATCTTTTTCATAACAATAAATATAACCACCCGTTAATTAGTTCGGGGTAGTTCCAATTTTTTCCCAAAAATTTTTCCAGAATTTTTTTTACGAATATTTCATTTACGCCATTGAACCCCCTTTCTACCTGTCAAAAAGTCATATATGGGGGGGATACGGAGGGGGGGAGGGGTACCTATGTCAGATCCCCCATGAGGGAGGGGGTGTGCCAAACTATAAGGGGATCCCTACAAGTTATTAACAATATGGTTGTTGATAAGTTTACTTATGAGAAGTTATTAACATGACAACCCGTCAGTCATCAAATTGTGGTATGTTACTATCTTTGGCTATGTTGATACTGTCTATGTTAATGGTTCTTGGTTTGTGTAATGAATCCAATGCCCAACTGGGGATCTGATTTTCGGGGGTATTACTATATCGGTTCACCCTCATGTTAACAGGTAGTTGACTATATGCCATAGTGATGAACTTCTCCATCTGTTTATTAAACCTCCATCCTGTGATGTCTTCGTACTTTTCATCAAAGAAGTGTACAACGAATGACATATCATCACTATCATCCATATAGAACTTCCATAGTCTTGGGTTATTAATAAACTTTTCTCCTATAGGTATGTTAAAGTACTTACTGAGTGTCAATGGATCTATTGTTAACTTGATCCCCAACATACTCTCGTAACTATTGAAGGGGTGTTTCTTTGATAGTGTGAGTGATACCACGAATGGATATTCTGATTGGACTATACTCTCCAAGATCTTTAATCCCTGTTCTTGTTTTCTTGTTAACATATTCATATAAATATTAGGTTATGTCAAAAATTATCCGTACCTTTGTTATGTTGGTGGTTAAGTCCGAAACGGGCTGGGGGAAAGATAATCCCCTTGGAGTGTAGACTCCAACCTGCCTTATAAAAAAAAATAAGGAATATGGTTTTTTTACATAATGCTCTTGTCCCCCATGTGGAATTTACTTATACTTACATTATGAGAAATAGTATAGAAGTATTTGTTGTGTTGGGGTCACTCCTGTTCGGGATGGCGTTAATTAATTGGGTACATAATTTTACCCCCTCGTTTATTTATAGAGATGAAACTGAAATAGTGATTGAAGATGATATTGCTTAAGATCTTCCTATGGATGATTGTCGTAACCTTGACACTCATAACCTCACTATCAGTATGTGTCTTCATCATGACCAAGTTCCCCAAGTCTAAAGTGGGGAATTGGATCCGTAATCATATCATTACAGATGAAGACCTTGAACCCCCAATCTAACGTTGATCATTAAGGTAGTTCTCTACCTCACTTAATGAATGATCACGGATTAGTTTATTTATAGATGAAAGATCCTCACTACTCAGTGGGGATTTTTTGTGTATGTACTCTATCACATCCCCCATGTCAGTTGAAGTCAATACCAAAAAGTTTTGAACAATTGGTTTCTTTAGTCCCTTTGTAGTCACCTGTTCATAAACACACGTGCCAGAAAAGTTATGGTGACAATATGTCAGGGTTATGGTACCACCACTTTTGTTAATAACTTTGTTGAAAACTTCTAATATCTCTGTCATAGGGGGGAATTGTTAATAAATAAATATGTTAATTTTCTTGTTTTTGTCAAAATGTCAGTCGTGCTTTGAATACCACACAATGCTTTTCCCACTTTTCCCCACTTGTAGTATAGTAAATGGTTCCCACCTTTTACCACCACTATTGGTCCTGTTGCTATGGTGAGAGTGAAAAAATCCCCTCTGTAGATACCTACAGGACCACTTTTTTAGGTATATGAAAAGTCCAGCGAAAACTACATAGTTATAGTTCATTGAGCGTGTGTAGACATTTATGTCGTTAGTAGATCACTTATAGATAACTAATAGATCATTAAAAGATAACTTCAACGACCACTTTAGTGGACCTTTCAACCTTTGACCCCTTAAAAATAGACAACTAATATAGGAAGTAAATGAGTGGTAATTAGTGGGTGATCTTTTATATCATTCTCATCAGGTTTAACCTGACCTTAGTGATATGATTCATACCCTTTCATCTACCAACTAATAACACACCATAACAATTACCTTCATCAAGACCATTGGTCTTCCATACAATTACACATAATGTGTTACGCAAAATGTGTAATGGATTTGTCTACTTATAAATGGGGTCATTAGTTTATGTGGGGGAAATTTATACCCGATAGGGACAGAATTATACCCGATAAGGTATAATCATAAAAACATTATACCCGATAGGGTGTAAATAGAAAATATAAGGTTGTGAACTTATATACGTATTTATCCGTATATATACGAATCCATATACGAATGGTTTACACTAACCTGTTTACTGTAAACAACATCATAGATAAACGGATATATTCCGATTAACCTATTATATAATGTAAACTTTCTATACCTGAGAACCTCATCATGTAAACGAAATGTACATTACAGTAATCCCCATTACGATAAAGGATATGTGGTAAAATATAGGACAGATCCTTAATAGAAATGTAAACGGTAAATAACTTACATTTTACCGTATGGTCTGAATATGACGGTAAAAGAGTATAGGATAAAATTAGGAATGAAATCCGTAGTGAGTTTACGAACGGTAGGATGGAATGAGTAAATTGATCATATACTCTTTATACTTTCCTTAGTTTTAATAATTTACTTATATCCATAGTAACATTCTTTGGTACGTGTGTTGGTGATAATGTTTCTTTCACATCTACTTTTGTTTTCTTCGCCAAATCATATATTGTTTTCTCTTCCGTTCCCACATTATATATTCCTTTCACATCAGAATTAATTAATCCCACAACCAATGATGATATTACGTCAGTGTAGTCGGCATTTGTTTTTACATCTGTCCACGCATGGTCATAAGTAAATGGATTATCTTTGTGTGATAATCTACAGATAAGATAATTGTTTGACATTAACTCTATATGTGAATCACCTAATAGTTTAGTATATGAATACCAATTATTATCGTGTACAGGAACGTCGGTTTCTTTTGCTAATTCTACTGAGTTTGCGTATACATAGTCCGTTGATATATGTACTAACTTTGATCCCGTCTCATTACAATACGTTACAAGTTGTGATACAAATTTATAGTTAACATTCCATTGTTCTTCTTTTACGTTGGAGTAGGTGTTTGTGTTTGCAATACAGTTTACAATTACGTCATATCCGTTCATCTTATGAACCCATTCATCAAAATTATTTACATCTATGTTATCCTTACCTCTTGATAAACTATCCCACCTTGTTTGGTAGGTTATCTCCCTTCCTAATTTTCCTTGTCCTAAAACTAATACTTTTAACATATTCTAAATATAATAAAAAATCCCCCATTTTTAAATGGAGGATTAGTTATTTTTTTATTTGTGTAATATATTATTCTTTAATATATTTTCTACCGTTCTTGATATAAAAAGAATTACTTGGGTGAGTCGTTATATCTTTAATTTCTCTTCCAAGTAAATCATAGTAATTGTTATCCATTAATGACGAATTTTGAGTTTGTTCAGTAAGTGATAACGAATTACAATCGTTAAGATTAGTTCCTAAACGAACGTAAGACGAATTATTTTGATCAGTGAATGTAACAATGTTTCCATCGCAACTAAATACCATAAGACTAACCAAGATATTTCCAAAATTGTAATCTATAGTAATCGTATTATTAGTCACGGAATAATTTTCTGTCCCTGGAATGTGATTACCATCTCCAGCCTCAAAGGTGTTGTATAAGGAATCACAATTTCCTGCTATACAATAATAAGTAAATCGTTCACCATTTTCAAAAATATACATCGTATTGTCAAAGTTTGGCATTTTCCATTTACCTTCAATTGTGTTGTTTTGTGAGAATGTGTTGGTTGTGATCAATAGTAGTAGAGCTCCTAATAGTAATTTTTTCATAGTTTTTGTTTTTTTATAAGTATACACATTATAATAATGTTTGTAAATAAAAAATCCCCCACTTTACAATGGAGGATCTTAATTATTTTATGTGGAATGTATTATTTTATAATTCTTGTTGTATAGAATTTACCACCATCATCTGTAAGAGTAATAACATATGTACCACTACTTAATGTATCAGAGTTAAACTGAATGTTCTTAGTGAAATACTTTTGTTGATATACACATTTACCGTCAATTGACATGATCCTTAGTTGACCACTGTTTGAAGGAGTATTGATGTTTACAACACCCGATACAGGGTTTGGCCATACTTTAATGTTGTTGGTTAATTCTGTTACACCCACAGTATATTCAGGAACAATATGTAATGTGTAGTCCGTTACTAAACTACCAGGTGACCAAAAACCTAATGTGTCAATTGTAAATGTTAGACATGAATCAACAACACAACCGTCTAAAGAACTTGCCGCTAAACATACGTTATATGTTCCTGTCGAGATATAGTTCACTGTTGGATAAGGTAAATCAGATGATTGTCCGTTTCCGAAGTTCCATGTCCATGAAGTTGCGTTAACTGTTTGACATACAATAAAAATTCCATTTGGTTCTGTAACTAAAGAGTCAGCAACAAAGTACATACCAATTGATGGAGTTGCCTCAATTAATCCATCACAGTTGTTATCAATACCATCATAACATAGTTCGGTTGCTCCTGGATAGACAGTTGGATCAAATGGATTACAATCAATATTATCCATGAACCCATCAAAATCTGAGTCTTGGTTTTGAAGTACTATTGTAAATGTCTGAACCCCTTGTCCAGGACCAAGATATATTGTTTCATTTATACAAGACTCACCTAAACATGGTGAAGTATAAATCGCACAGATACTAACATTTAGACTATCAATTGCAGGTACAACCGCCACATAACTTCCTGTAGGTTGTTGTGCGAAAGTAATGGATCCTTGAACCCCACCTCCATAATAGTTTCCGAACAATGTATATGGACATCCGCCAAGGTTAATTACATCAACGTTAAACGACGTTAATACTTGTGATGATACACTCAGTCCAATGAATGTGAAAAGAGTTAAAAAGAGTAATTTAATTTGTTTCATTTTTGTTTTTTTTTATTTGTTTTATTTTAAAGGTATTAAATTGTAAATCCAAGCAAAGTCATTGTATTCAATAGCAAGAAAATCTTCCCCCGATTCATTTTCTATTAAATAAAGTCTACAACGTTGTCCTGCCGTGTCATATGCGTACCAATATACTGCCGATCCTTCTACTTCCACATCTTCAGAATCCGAATAGATTGTATAGTGTTGACGTTGTGTCGAGTTAATAGTTATCACTGTTGGTTCAATCATAACCAATATGGACTCAATTACCTTAGGTCCTGACCAATCAAAATCTCCTGTTAATGTGTTTTTAACCCCCACATTTAATGTGGTTGCTCTTGCGTATGCGGCATCTTGAGTATACCCCACTAATAATAATAGAGATAGTAAAAGTGTCGTTATTATTTTTTTCATAGTTTTGTTTTTTGTGTAAAGGTAAGCAATTTTACCTTACTTGTCAATAAAGACTATGGGATTAAATTATGAATGGATATCCGTAGTGAGTTTACGAACGGTAGGATGGAATGAGTAAGTTGATCCTATAATCTTTAATAACTTTGTTTTGATATACAAATAATATTAACTATATTTGTTTATTATGGAAGATAAAGTTTGTCGTAAATGTGAATTATTACAACCACGAGAAAATTACTATAAGAACATCAGATCAAAAGACGGATTAACCATTGATTGTAAATCATGTGTGAAAAGTTATGTGAAAGAAAACAAGACCGATGAGTCCATTAAAATGAGTCAACTTAAAAAGAGGGCTAAGAAAAGAAATATGGACTTAGAAGATATCATTAAAGAAGATAACATTATTGAAGAATCTAAAAGATTAGGTATGAAATATTGTTATAGTTGTTTAAGAATTTTAGATAAGTCTTGTTTCGGTAAACATAAAATATCTTCTGATGGTTTAAATACTGCCTGTAAAGAATGTAGGGTTAAGGTAACTCGCGATTATTATATAAATAATGTGGAGACTATCACCAAACAAAAATCTATATACACCAAAAACAATTTGGGACGCATTGTTAAACGTCAATCTAAATACACTAAAAAAAGGATGGCTGAGGATCCCATGTTTCGTTTGACCGTTAACCTAAGAAAGAGAATTAAAAACTATATGAAAAGTATCGGGATTAGTCCTAAACTATCTAAAGAAACTCAGGAAATGGTTGGTTGTTCACCACAATCACTAAGAGAATATATTGAAAGTAAATTTGTTGGTGGAATGTCGTGGGACAACTATGGTGTTAACGGATGGCACTTGGATCACATAATCCCATTGGCTTCCGCAAAAACCAAAGAAGAAATAATTAAACTTAATCACCACACTAACTTACAACCCTTATGGTCCATTGAAAATCTTAAAAAAGGTTCTAAGATTATTTGATCAGGGAAACCAATCTTAATAACTTTCTTCTTAAATGCTCACCCCTGACTTTAAACCTTTTATCTAAATCAGTTAAGAACTTATCTAATGATTTGTTTGGTCTCTTCCCTTCTTATTCTTGTTATGGATTCTTGTAAATTCAACCTGCCCCTTACATATTTAACAAGTGGCCTTTCATATTTCAAATAAGATTCCCAATAATCCGCATCAGGACCAAACTCATATATGTCTGGGAACTTTCTTGATTTAATAAATTCTCTTGTACCATCGTAGATTGCAGTATCCAAACTCTCACCATAATCAATCAATTCTTTAACATCATTGACCAACCACTCAAGGTCCTCTTGAGTAAGCCTTCTTCGGATATATATTGGTAAATCAGTTTCTTCCTTTAATACTTTCCTTATGTGTTCCTGTAATCTCATCTAATTAATACATTATACATTGATGTAATCCTTTCTTGATAGTGTTTGGTTAACTGTTTGGCTAAACCATCAATTATCTCTTCAGACATTTCTCCACCATAAAAATACTGTCTTACACTTAATGAAGTTAAAAGATCCATTATAACCATTCTTGAGAACTCTTCTTCTGTTAATAAACCTGGATCTGACTTAAAACTTTTTATAAATATTTTTGACACATAATGTAATGATGACCCAAATTCCTCATCCATCTTTTCTAAAATCCTTGAAGGTATTCTACGTAACATCATTCTTATGTAGTTAGTCTCCTCCTTTAATACTTTCCTTATTTGTTCCTGTAGATTCATTTTTTTAAACCTTTATATAGATCCCTTATTATATCATCAAAATAATCGGAAACCTCCGTAACAAATTCTATTTCTTCTTGTTCAGGTAAATCTTCCCATCCCAATTCATATGTATTATACATAATTGCTTCCACCGCCCGTAAAGTTAACTCATATTTAAATTGTTTGTAACTTTTTGTTTCAAAAAACACTTGTCGTGAGTTAGTTGGAAGTAACAATTTAACCACATCTAAATTAATTCTTCTATGAAAGAACTTTGATTCATTAATGGTACCCATCATTGATTGTATTCTTGATATTTGCTCGTGTAGGTTCATTGTAATATTATTTGATATTTCATATCGGAAACATATGGAATCATAGATTTGTCCCCTTGTTTTATAAACTTTAATCTATGTTTATGTTCATTAAAAGGTTCTAACTTCGGGGCTTCATCTATTTCACCCATAACATATTTATGTGCTTGTGGATAGTTAATGGCATATATTTCTTTACCCTTTGAATACACAATTCTAATGTCTTTTTCATTTCCTCCCCATAGTTCTAACTCTTGGGTGTATTTTGGTATATCATTTTTTTTAATAAACCAGCAATGTATTCCTTCATATGGTAATTTATTTACTGTACCTTTATTATCAAACTTTTCAGTTCTAATAAAAACATAGTCATCATTGTTTTCACTAATAACCCCCATCATTGATTGTATTCTTGATATTTGTTCTTGTAGATTCATTTGTCCCTTAATATTCTTTTAACTATTGGGTTATTTAAAAACTCTTCCATATCTTTCTTAACTCTTCCTGTATTACAAAAAGTGTTATTGAAAAAGTATTCTGGTATTTCATTTGTTTCTTCATCAAATATTTCTGTCCTATACATTTCAGGGACAAGGTACCTTTGTCTTTCTTCCCACTCTTCCAATCTTTTCCACGCTTCATCCATTGTTGTTAACCCATTTGAATCCAATAACATATTATCAATTTTAATATAAGCATGAACCAAATAATCCTGAACTATCGTTTCATCCAACTCATCTATCTCTTGAGCCAGTAACAAATAATAATTAACCTTCTTCTTTGGGAACATCTTTCTAATCTTCCCAATAACATTATAAACAAAGTAATGACAATATCCATATTGATAATCATAGTTCCCCTTATTCCATTTGGACTCAAGGGTCTCTCTCAATACTTTTCTTATTTGTTCTTGTAGGTTCATATTATGACATACTTCTAACTATTTGATTATATTTGTGAACGGCTAATGCTGTTTTTTGTATATTATCCCAATTCCCTTTCCATCCCATTAATTTTTCTTCAGGTAATTCTTCCCATTCATACCACGCATTTGTATTTTCAGGTGTGACGATTGATATTAAATCAGGGTTCCATTCACCTCCTGTTTGAGCACCTTCAGGTGTATGAACTAGTTTAAATGAATTACCATAGTTCTCGTCCCAATCAATGTAGTATTTTTCACCAAATTTATTTAATATAGGTTGTTCAGCTTCTTCTTTGATAACCCCCATCATTGATTGTATTCTTGATATTTGTTCTTGTAGGTTCATATTAGTCTCCACAATTAATGTGAAAGTATTCTTTTATTTTTTCTCCGTATTTGTCTTTAATATAATTTTCAATATCATTATATATTTCATTCCATAATTTTCCATTATCATCCAAATTTGAAAAATGATTAAAATACATAAAGTCAATCACCGATTGTATTATACGATCCAATAAGTCTTCACCAGTTATATGTCTACATATATTATCAGGCATATAAACCTCTTTCATTAATCTATAAAATTCATTATCAATTACCCCCAATCTTCTTCTGAGATAAATGTTTATCTTTGTTTCCTCTTTGAGTATCCTTCTTATTGTCTCTTGTAGGTTCATTACTTTCTTTTTTTTAAACAATTATCCACATAGTAATTTCTTATCTCATCACCATATTTAGAGTTTACATATTTAACCATATCATCGTATATATTAGGCCAATCTTCTCCCATATTACTAAAATAATTAAAATACATAGAGTCAATAGATCCCCCGATTATATTTTCAAGTAAGTCTTCTTCATCATTATATTGATGACATATTGTATCAGGAGCATAAAAACCTTTACCCAATCTAGATTCAACTTCATAATCCAACATTTCTATTCTTCTCCTAAGAGAGTTGGATAGTTTTCTTTCTTCTTTTAATAGTCTCTTTAATGAATTATTTTGACTCTCTGTGATAATAATTTTCATATTATATAAATATATGTATAAATAAAAAATCCTCCATGTTAGTGGAGGATCTTTATATTGTCAGGACAGGATTCGAACCTGTAACGTCTCAAACAAATTATGAGCTCTTGAGGTCAACGTCCCTAGCATCTACCGTTCCGCCACCTGACTATTTTGATTTAAATTTTCTACATTATATATGGTTGCCACATATTTAGCACCTTTCTTACTCCAACGTTTTCAACTTTTAATATTGTAATATCTCCACTTTCAATTAACATTTCATCTTCATTACCACCTTTCCACTTTTTGAATACAGGATTATCTACTCGTATGTGATATAAATATCCTTCTTCACCACCTTTCAGTGCCCTATATTCATTTTTACCAGTCTTTTCGTTCCAATTCATATGAACAGCAAACGAAGCAGCTCTATGGTTAGATGTTGATAAAAAAAGAGGAAATCTGAAATCTTGTATTAATGTTTTGCTTCCGTGATAACCTTTAATAAACGTATCTTTTTCTTCGTTTATGAACTCTTCAAATATTTCATTTAATTTCATAATATTATTTATTATAAATATACTATTTTTATTTTGTAGTCAGGACAGGATTCGAACCTGCAATCTTCCTTGTTAGGAGCTCTGCCAATTGAGTTACCTGACTATTTTACTATCAGCTCTTCGGCATTCTACTCCCCGCAACACGGAATTGTATCTTACTTAGCCCATCGTCAGCGGTATGGGTACCGAAGTTCACTAATAGTTTGAGGTTGAGAACCTCTGTGTTGTAAAGTAGATTAAATTCTTTCTCTCAACTCCTATTCCTTTCTCAAGGGAACAACACAATATTTTATTCTCAAACATTTGGTGTGAAACGTTCTGCCGCCTCCTTGTAGATAGACATCTGAGTCATCATCAAGTGGGTATAAACATTATCACCAACTATCTCGTGAACCATTTTACATTTCTCTCTAACAACTCCTTCTGTACGGACAAAACCTTGTGGTCCATCTTCTTTCATTTCTCTAACCGCTTGAGCCAATTCCAAGTCAGTCATATCAGAGAATACTTTTGTTACTTCGTTTTCCATAGTTTGTTATTTTGATTTGACAAATCTACAACAAAAATACTCTCAAACAAAATTTATTTTATGTTCATTTATTCACCCTCATGTAATTTCTTATTTTTTTGTTCAGCCCAAAGGTCAACTAAAAGGAACAATCCCCACCACTTAACATCAACATATTCTTCAATTTTAGTTCCTGTAAATGCTGAAATCAACAATAGTACAAAAAGGTAAAGAGCAACGATTAAGGGAAGTATTCCTATTATTTTTTTGAAAGTTTTCATAATATATATTTTTTAGTTATTTAGTTTAATTCATCAAATATTTTATAGGTAAAATCTGAATATCTTTTACCGAATGTTGCATATACTAATTATTTTAATCTTCTAAATCTAATAACCAAGTCATTTTATCCAACCAAAAACTAATAGTTGGAAATGCAATAGTAATTATTGCTAACATCCATCCCCATAGTTGCCATCCTATTTCTGTATCACTTTCATTAGTATATACACCCCAAATACCAATACCCATGATTGTATTTGTTACAATGAATGCTAAAATTCTTTTTAATATCTTTTTCATATTTTTCTATTGTTTTAATTTTCAATATGATTGTAAATCAATTTCATTACCCAAGCATTTTCAAGTTCATTTATACCACATACATGACACGCTTCTTCTTCAAGATTGTAATACATAACATTACCGTCTTTATCTTTCATGAAATCCATATTTCTAAGATCTATGATTACGTATTGTCCTTTCATTCTATTTCTTTTTAAATCGTTTCTCTTGTATCTTCTCTTTTACTAACCCCACGATCAGTAGTACCAATAAGGTTACGCTTACTATAAGGGTCATCCAATGTATCTCTATTCTATCCATTACCTTTTTTTATTTTTTCTGAATATATTACGTTCGTATTCTAAATCCCAAATCCATCTTGTTCTACAAGTCCATACCCACAATCTAACTCTCCACCGATGTCTTAGTTTAACCTTCCATGGAAGTTTCTCCATTTCTTTGAGTAATCTGTCAACAGTTTTAGTTCTCATGTTTCTCTGTGATTTTAATTAACTTAGTTAGACAAGATAATTCAGCCTCTTCGTAGGTGGGGTGAGAACTCATCATTAAACCATTCTTCAACAGGTTATAACCCAACTCAAGTTTCTTGTCATCAATGGGTTTAATCACTATGCACAACCCACTCTCTCTAAACCATCTAAATGCTTGTTGGTATAGTGGTGTATTACATTCACCATCAAAATCCATAGAATCATATAATAACACTTTTTCACCTTTCATATCTTTGTAATAAGCAAAGCAAGGTTCATCAAATCCAAGTGTTTTGAGTTTCATTGCCAACTCATAGGGTACAAATTCTTTATTCATATGACAAATATATTGCAATGTTCTTGTCAATCCAAATTTTATTTAGTGATTGATGTCTTATCTCGTTTATGGTATCTGGTCTATATGTTGTATCAGGATTCATTATTATGGTCCCAAAGTTGTACACCGTCGTATCTTTCTTCTGTGTCACCATAATTGGTACCAGTTCCCCGTATTGATCCACCCAATATAAATCTTGTGATACCTTTGGTGAACATCCAATTAGTAGTAATACTATTATTATGTAATTACATATAATCTTCATCATCGTTATTATCTATTCTAATATAATTTTCATAATCCTTACAATAACATTCAAAACATCTGTATATATCTTTTTCCGTATCAGAGTTGTTATATGTCAAGATAACAAAAACTTCTTCAGATCCGCAATTCATACATTTGTTTTTTGGTTCTACCATATGTTACAATGTTTTATTCCAACTTATCAATTCCATTATCTGTCTTGTTAGATGTCCTGCCGTTTTTGTTCCGTCAATACTCCATCCGATAATTAAATGTTCAATCTCAGAATATAAAATATTTTCTCTTACCAATGTGGGTAAACTATCTTTAGTTTTTTCTAATACTTCATTAGCCTTTTTTAGTGATTCAGGGAATAAAACGTCCTGACGGTACTTTGGTATTGACACCACCTCATCGTACCACTGAAACCCATCTAAATCAGTTTCTTTCATTGAAAATAGAAGACTTTGGTACTCCATACCTGTTTCATAATAATTACTTATAAACCATTGGATCCTTTCATCATATGTTAATTCTTTTTCCATAACAAAAATATACAAAAAATCCCCCATATAATCAATGGGGGATGAACCTACTTTACCTTATGAATTTTTTTCACATTCCTCTTTCACCTGAATAAAGATATCAGTTAATTCACGTTTCTTATAGTCAAGAATATAATCAGGAACATTCTTTTTTACCATCATATAAACATCATCATCAAACTTCGTTCTTGCCACCCATATAACATCATCTATTATAGCTTCAATAAACTCACCTGACGTTCTATAATCACATGGGTACACCTCCTCCAATACCGCTCTAATTAAAAGATCCAATTCATTTATTCTTCTCTTAAACTCATTTGAAAACTTTCTTTCTTCTGTGACATTTTCTGTGACATTATCTATGACATCTTCTGTGTCATCTTCCATATCTTCATTCTCAATAACATGACAATCTAAAGATATTTTTGGTTTTGTACTAAAAAATACTGGGTGACCCACATCCCTAACATCAAAGGGAAAAAGCCTTTTAAACTTATCTAACATAATTTGTTTATACCAACTATCTATATGTGAAACATTATCATCAAAATAATGTTTTAAATGCACATCAATAATTTTACCACCTGATCTTCCAGTTCTTTCTTCTATAAACAACACTTCTACACCTTCCACATTTTCAGAATAAATAAAATCCTTAACTAACTTAGCCTGATCGTTAATGTCATCAATATCAATTTCCAATATTTTCGCTAACCTTTTAAATCCACCAACAGTTTTTGACGCTCGTTGAATACCGTCAGTCTTAATTAGATCAGTTAAACTATCTTTTAATGTTTCTTCATTTAATATTTTTCTTATACGTTCTTTTAGTTTCATATCGTATTAACCTTAATCATATTATAAAATATATCAGCAATTTCATCAAAACTACTAACATTTTTTGATCTAATTGTGTCCTTTGTTTGTGAGATTAATCTTTCAAAATGGTTCAATGGAATATCTTTATACATTGATAAAGTTTTTCTATTTGGAACATTTATAAAACCTAACTTAACAAATTCTCTTACTTTTCTATTGGCGAATTCATCCGCAATAATTTCAATTTTTTTCATTGCAATTGCAGCTTCTTTAACATCTGTTTCATCCAAATAAAATTCATACATCTTTTCATCACCATATTTTTTATATTGGTACTGATGAGCAATCTCATGGAATATTATAAATAAAAAATCAGGTAATTGTTGTTTAAAAATTACCTCATTAAATAAAACACCATTATGTACGGCTAACCCTAAAGCCGGATATTTAAACGTCGCAACTTCAATTTTTTTACAGTTTGAATTCTTTATAAATGATTCAATATTATCAATAAAACCTTCAGTTTCAGGATATGTTTCCATTACTTGTATTAAGAATTGTTCAATACCTTGAGTTTCTTCCTTTAATATTTTTTTTATGGTTTCTTGCAGTATATTAGTTACCATTATAATACCTCCCTTCTAAATCTATTTCCCTCACCTCAAGACCTGAGTTATCCTCAAACCATCTTTTAAATATAGGAACCCATTTATCATTAAATAAATTATTTAAGTCATTTATAACCCAATTACATATAAATAATACATATAAATTATCATAACCATCCCATTCACCAAGATAAGCATATCCTTCTAAATCATCTATTTCAAAGTGATATGATCCATATACTCTAACCTCCTCATCATAAAAATCAAATAACTCAGGACCCCAATTATAATCAGGGTAATAGTTTTCAGTAAGGTATTGATATATAAATCCATTAAGATCTTCTTCATTAAGATTTAGTATCTTTATTAACCTATTCATTCCACCAACGGCCTTTGACGTTTTTTTAATACCATCAGTATTGATCATATCAAACAAACTATCTTGTATTGATTCTTCGTTTAATACTTTTCTTATAGATTCTTTTAAATTCATATTTAGTATTTAAAAATATTCACAATTTTAACTTTTTTATCATCAATTATAGTGATTTCATCTTCGTTTGGGTGTAGGGAAAATGTTAATATGGTTTCATGGTAATCAATATTATTAGTTGGGGTTTTTATTTCTATAACCCATAAATCATCTTTTTGTAATTTTTTGTTTTCTTTTTTTGCATTGTAATATAAATAATCTATCATTTGTTCGTGAAAATAATCCAACTCCCCAACAAAATGATGACCAATTTTTTTAGTATTTATATCTGTTTTTGATTTACTATAAACAAGTCTATATAATTTGATTTCAGATTTTTTACTTATCCTTTTTAATGTTTTTATTTTATCATTTAATAAATCTTCTGGTTCCACCCACGATATCCCTGTGTCTTTTGAAGAAATATTATCTAATAAATCTTCATAATTATGATCAAAAACCTTTTTGTTGGTTTCTTCCCTTAATATTCTTTTTATGGATTCTTGTAAGTTCATATATTAATCTTCCAAATCTTTCATTTCAGGATTATTTATATTAACTAACGCATCTTTATGTTGTAAAATATCTTTTTTGGTTAATTTCCTTCCCATTCTTTTTTCAAAACAACTTTTACATAAAGTTAATTTATCATTACCATGTTTATCCCATATATCATCATTAACCATATACATAGTGTAATCTTTTTCACCACAATCGGCACAAGTAAATCTTTCTTCTTCAGATTTTAAAAAATCTTCATCATCATCATTATTTTTAGGTGATTTAAACCAATCTAAAAAAGATTCGTCAACCCCCATCATTTCTCTAATTCTTTGTATGTTTTCTTGTAAGTTCATTTTGATTTAATTACTTTTGTATCTTTTATTTAACCCATTTTGAATTTTTTAATTCTGAGATAGGGTAAAATCCGTCGGCATATTTGTCGTAACCACTTCCAAAAAATTTACCTCTATCAATTTTGTCTTGCCAATTATTAAATTGTGTGGTATACTTCCATAATTCATCTTTATCTGTCATATAACCATTATTTTTAAGATAAGCACCAACCATTCCTCCAGTTCTATCCGCACCGTGAGCACAGTGAATTAATGTATCACCTTGGTTTAAAATGTCACTAGTTTGTTGTATTGATGAAGTATAACCTTTACCTAATTTAAATCCACTATGAGCATTAATAAAATGGTAAGTACAATCATTTTCCTCACATATTTTTTTTTCAGTTTCTCCAAGTGTTTTAGAATGGGAACTTATATGTCTAGAATCAGAATCTGTATCTCCGTTCATTCTCACTATATTTTTTATACCATATTTTTTAATTACTGAAGGTAATACATCTGCAGTTATTTGAGCTGATCTCCAATTATTTGTCCCTCCAGGTATTTTATGAAATTTAAATTCTTTTAAATCACTAACATCCACATCATCCACATACTCTTGTGCCATTTCAGTTTTTTTTGATTCAAACTCTTCTGGTGGTATTTCTTCTTTGTAAGATTCATGTGCTGCCTTTGTAATTGGACCATATATTCCGTCAATACCATCTTTACTGTCACCAAATTTCCCAATATAATATCCTTTATTGATTAATTCTTTTTGGATTTCAATTACTTTTGGATCATATTTGTAAGAAATATCCATATCAATATCTTTTATCTCAGTTTCTTCTGTGATAAGTCCCATCATTTCTCTAATTCTTTGTATGTTCTCTTGTAAGTTCATAGTAATAAATATATCACTAATTGAAAATCAACCTATACTAATTCCATTTTAAACCATTCAGGGATCTCTCTATTTTTCCACACGGCAATCTTTGATTTTTCCCCTATGTAATAATTTCTATATGATTCTACCACACTTGGAACTTTGTATTCATCTGGCATTGCTCTTGCAGGTTCGGTGAACCCTTTATCCACAATGTTTGGTTTGTTTACAATACACCACTCTATTACATCCTGAGACTTATGTCTCTTACCGTAACGATATGTATATTCTTTACATAACTCTAATCCCAAGTCACATAGGTATAAATAATTGGATAGAGATTCTCTTGACCATATTGCACATGGATGATTTTTGTGGGATAACTTGTACGGTACTTGGTCGGTTACTTGGTCGGTCATATGATGAACACCACACAATAGTTGTGCAGTCTCAAGGATCATCTTAACTACGTGCTTATCACAATGATATTGAGCACACTTTCTTGTGTCTGTATCTAATAGAAAAATATTCATATAACAAATATACGAATTTAATTTTTACTCACAAAAGTTTTTTAAACTATAATAAGATTACATTCAATTACTTGAAGAATGGTCCCAATGCCATGGTTCACTTGATAAGGGTTTGAAGTTGAATCTTGACGCATTATCAACTAACCATGTATGAACTTTACTACCTCTCCTACAATGTTTAACGTCTATTGCACTACCTTTACCATGATTTGATGTGCCAGGTTTTGCGGCTCTATTACCTTTCCCTGATTTATATTTTATCCATGCACACCACTGAGTAAAACCTTTACCACAACCTTCTTCTCTACTACCTAAAGGTCTATAACCTTGAGAAACTTTAATTTCAATCTTACCATCAGTTTCATCGTATGCCGTTTTAACCATATCATTATAGTCTTTAGCAGCTAAAGGATTTAATTTGTTTTTTGTTTGATTACCATCAGGATCCAACAAATTAACTAATTGTCCATCAGGTATATTACCGTTACTACTTTTTTCACTATCTAATTCAATATCATAATATTCATCATCAACACTATCAATACCATTTTCTTTCTCCAATTTATCTTTTTCCTCATCACTCAAATTCTTAATTTCATCAACATCAGTGGTTCCAAATTTATCCTGAATGAATGATTTAATATCTTGACTAACATTTGAACTTTGTAACATATCAATAGTATCATCAATAAAACCTTCATTTAAATTATATAATCCCCTAATTTGTTTTCTTTCGTTTTCAGAAATAAGAAATCTTTTTGACATAATAGTGTTTTATTATAAATATATCATTAATTTTAATTTATGGAAACGTTTTTAATACTTAGTTGGACTGTTATTGTTGTTATGACAACATTTTACCTAATCAAAAAAATTGATGGTAATAATTAAAGGACGTTTATTATTTTCCAATTACCATCAAAATCTTCCACAAGACAGGTTGAGTTTTCACAGAAATCACCTGAATTCATATAGTCATTCTCTATCTTAGGTTGGTGAATATGCCCACACACCGCAACATCATATCCCTTCTGTTTTGTTAGACCTTTTGCGTTTTCCTCAAAATCAGATACAAAGTTAATTGCACCTTTTACTGATTGTTTTATTGTATTTGCTAATGAATGATATGGTAATTTAAACCACTTTCTTATTTTGTTGTATATTGTATTAAACTTAATCACAATATCATATGACCATCCACCAATTACCGCCAACCATCTTGCCTCCATTATAACGAAATCTAATACATCCCCGTGAAAACAAAAATACTTTCTATCATCTATCCCTGTATGTATATACTTCCTTACAATCCTAATGTTGTTTAATTTAAATGGAATGAAATCTTTTAAAAAGTCATCATGGTTTCCCCTTATATAAATTACCTTTGTATTCTTCTCAGACATCTTCATGAACTTTCTGAATATCTTGGTACAATCCTTTGTCCATTTACCATTACCTTTGAGAGCCCAACCATCTATTATATCACCGTTCAATATTAGTTTTTCGGTTGTGTTATTATCCAAGAAACTTATTATCTTATCTGTCTGTGATTGTCTTGATCCTAAGTGTAAATCACTCATGATTATCGTTTTCCAATTATTCATTCCCAATATCCTTTATCATCCTCAAAATGATTTTTATTATTCCTGTTGAAGAATGAACTAACCATAAGTTTTAACATATACCACACACCTTTCTGTTTGAACCTTCTTGGACTTGTGAATACCGTTGTATTCATGATATAAAACTTGCTTGGTTTAACTTGTTTGGAGAATAGATAATCCTCAGCAACTCTTGCGTTTTCATCAAACCCACCGATTGTATTATATACTTCTTTCTTAACCATCATAAACCCACCAAGACAAAATGGTGTTATTGGTTTGAATACCTTTTGTATGGTATCAAACAATCTGAATATACTATTATACTCACCCGTTGTTGATCTTACTTTACACGTAATCAAATCTGTGTTATGTAATAAGAACTCTAACATACAATTGTTTAATATGTCAAAATCCAATAAGAATATGTCGGCATCCAAAAATAGGACATAAGGTGTTTCCACATTCTTTGCTCCCTTATTTCTTGCAACAGACGGAAGTCCTCCTGAAATAATCTGTAGATTAAAATAATCTGATCTTCTATTTTCCAAAGAATAGGATGTATAATCATCATCCGATGAATCACAAACAATAACTCTAACATCTTGTATTCCCTTTTGAAAGTTTAATAAGGACAACGTTTGTTCTATTATCTTACCCTCGTTCTTACAAGGGATTACAATGGTCAATAAATTTGATAAATCCATAATAATAAGTATAATTCATATTACACTTATTATATAACTTAACAATTTAATAATAAATATTTTTATGTAATAAAATTGGTTACGTAACCTAACGCACCCCAGTGATTAACACCATCTGGAGTATCTGTTGATCCTGGAACAACACCTTTACCTCTAAAGTCTGTTGATCCTGTAATAACATTTTCATTTGGGACTCCCATAGAAACCGCATCATTTACTGAATCAAATACACTTGATGCCTTAGCGTAAGATTCTACAATAAATAACCTATCTTTGTATTTGATCTCTTCTGCAATCTGTGAAGAGTATTTACACGCAGCACTAAATAAAACAACATAAGACTCAGGGTTTTTTCTAATAGCATCTAATACTCCCTGTAAATTGTTATACCTAAAACCTATAATATTTTTATTTGGTAATTTATTTTTTAATACTTCAACTTGTTGGTCTATATTAAGATCACCAGGTCTTGTATCTAAACCACCCATTAATATAACATCACCACTTGAGACATTGGTTTGTGAATCATCTTCTTTCTCAGGTTCGTCAACTTTTTTAATTATATCAATTGATTTAGAGTCAGTTTTACAAAAATCAGGTGTAACCCACTCAACTTTTCTATCCTCCAAATCTTTTAATTTACCTTTTGTTATATCCCCAACAATCCCGTCACTATCAATTTCCATTGCTTTTTGGAACTCTTGGACACAGGATTTTGTTTGTCTACCAAATTCACCATCTTTATGAATACCTAATAATTCTTGTAGTAATTCAACCTCATCACCGCTTGACCCTATTTTTAAGATAGATGTTATATCTGATACGGATTCAGTTATGATCCCCATCATTTCTTTAATTCTTTGTATGTTTTCTTTTAGGTTCATATATTATAAATATATTAAAAACAAAAAAGGAAATCTAAAATAGACTTCCTTTTTTGTAATAAGTGTGTATAACAAATGATAAACAACATTAAAACGATTGTTTATCATCGGACGTTATGTGTAAGTGTTCTGTTCATCGTTCTAATCAACATTTCAGTTGAAAATTTTAAAAGAAAAATCCCACCCACATTTTATAACAATCCGTCTTTTATTATGTTTTCTTTTGGTATGTGTGGTATTTTATTTGATAAAACTAAAACTTCTTCTTCATCCCTAAATCTATTTTCGTCTAATCCAATATAATCTATGACATTATTTATATCAAATAAAACATCATCATTATTTACATTAAATTTAAACACAATATAATATTTATATCTTCTTTTTGATGTTTTCAATAAAACTGATTTTATTCCCTTTAATGATTTTGAACAAGCATAATATTTTTGATTTTCCAAAACATCAAACCCATTTTTTAAAACCTTTTCATACAAAGTTTTGCTTTTAGTTTGAAATACTCTATATAAAACACCTTCATATTTTAATTCTTGTGGTATATTTCCTTTAAAATAATTTATAAAAATATCAATGTTTTCAACACTGTCCAATATAGTTCCACCATCTAAATGATAAAGTAATTTATCCTTAAAAATATTTTTGTTTTCGTTTAAGAACTCCTTAAAATTCTTAACTTTATCAATCATTTGTCTTATTTCTTTGCTCATAATTTTATCTTTAGTTTCTTCCCTTAATATTCTTTGTATGTTTTCAAATAAATTCATATTTTTAAAATTCAATAGTAATTGTGTTAGGAAGTTTACTTAAACGATTAAAATGCTCCTCACAACTTTTACGATTATTGTCATTGTCGTCGTATCTGTCATCAATGGTCATAACAATAATATCCACACCTTTGAAGGTATTTCGTAATTTCTTTTGAATAAATGATTCGTACTTATCCATAGTATATTTTATTTTAGTTACAATTGCAACCAAATAAAGTTTATTTCTACCTACGGTAACTGAAACAAAACAAGGTTTATAATTTGACCTACTTAAATATTCACCACTCACTCCATCAATATATTCAGCAATAAATTCAATTTTTTTTAGGTCTGATGGTTTAACATCTTTATCTTCAGATTCATTTATATATTCATCACAACTTAATTGTGCGTTTTCAAAGTAATCCAAAAACTCCTCAAAATATCTTTCTCTTATTAAATGATGCAGATCAATTGCAATATTATCATCCTCTAAATTGTTATTATTTACAAAGTTTTCTACCACCCAATTAGTTATCTCCCTGAAGTATATATAAAACTTATCTTCATCGTAATCACAAGGTGTTACTTCATGGTAAACCTCATCAATAAGATCATCAATTTGTTTCAGTCTTCTAAGTAAAAATGGATTAAAACGGTCTTTCATATAGTATAAATATATTTAAAAATTGTTTTAACGAAATAGTAATTGATTATCTCATATGTGATTGGTATTATTGTATTTATGAACCTTGAAAAACAATTTCATTTATTCCAAGATTTCTTAATTGAAATGAGTAATGGTGCAATATCTCACGTTAGGTCAATTAATCTTAAAAAACTTGATAAACCAATATTAAGATATGAACTTGACCGTACCACTGTTAGTAGACCTGTTAGTAGAGAGTCATTTAATTATGAAGATTTGGATATGAGGGCTCACGTTACGGAATACATATTAACAATTGATATTATTGCTAAATGTAATATAGATAAAATATGGTGCGATGATTTGGTTAATATGTTTCGTGGAACATTTAGTTCTTTAATACCAGCAAAATGTAAGATTGATATAATACCGTTAACTAATGAACCTACCCCAAGAAATTGGTTAGCTTAACCCCATTGAATATGTATGTCATCAAATTCTATTCCAAATGAATGTGCGGTACTTTGAACAAAATCATTAATCATGTCTTTTATCTCAACATCTAATTCCCACCAAAGTTCTTCAGTTATTGATTCATGATCAGTTAAATCATATTCCATACCATTTGTTATTAATGTAACACTACCGTGAGTAATATCAAAATCAACAAATATTTCAACTTGATTATTTTCTTCTCTTACAAAAACACTTGGAAATTTAAATGAAAAATCATATCCACCTGTATAAACACCAGCATCTTCCATGTCATCAGTACTGAACTCCTCTCTATTGGTCAGATATCTTTCAAACTCTTTTCTCAGGTCATATACATTACCCATATATTCTCTATAATAACCTAATATATCCTTTGCTTTACTACGAAAACCAAGTTTTTTTACCATTACTGGGTTGAATCTTGGTACCTCACCTAAAGATTTTTGTTCATCCCAAAGATCAAAGAAATATTTCTTCACAGGATTAACCTTTTCTTCCATCAATATTTTCCTGATAAGATCTCTCATATAAAATATAAATATCACATAAAAACAAAACCTGAGACGTAGTTCCTCAGGTCAATGGTATTAATCCACATTCTTATGTTTTTTCTTACGAGTGTAACATTTCTTACTCTTTTGAACAATAGGTCTTGTCGCAGCCCATATCTCTTGAATTGTAATCTCAATAGTTTTCATCTTTCCGTATGTTTGAATATTGTTTGACATAATTAATTATACAAATATACAAATTATTTTAATATATCCACATCAGCATCAGTAATTTCTGTACCATATTTTATTGCGAAGTCAATAATAAATGATTGAACTATTGTTTTAATCTCATCCTGTACATCAAAATAAGTAGACATATCATCTATTTCATTATTACCCCTTGAAATGTTGTACCTTACCTGAGTATATTCATCTTGATCTTCATCATATTCGTCTAAATTTATATAACCTTCAAGTATATCAACATCAGCCTCAATGTTTTTATCTCCAAATATATATTTATCAACACGAACATTACTTAACTTAAACGTGAATATTAAATCTTCATCACCCCATTGTCTTCTAAAACTAAGGTCATCAGAATGAAATACCTGAGACGATAAAAAATCCAATAAATTCTCTTCACCAACACTTTCCCCACCAATGTATTCAGTATAGTAATCACTTATCTCTATTGATCGTTTTCTAAAACCAAGTTTACCAATCAAACTATAATCAATAGTCGGATATTCACCATTAGATCTCATTTCATCCCAATGATCAAAGAAGAACTTTTTGATTGGGTTCATCTTTTCTTCTTTTAATATTTTTCTAATTAACTCTTTCATTATTCCATAAATATAGTTAAAAATACTCTACTATCGTATATTCTATAATATTTCCATAGGTGTTAATCCAATCAATACATTCCTGTTGTGTTGCGTTTTCCAACATGATATCCCTTGTTGATATTTCTATTACGTTATAAGTTTCCATATTAACTAAATGTTAAAGTTATTGTTTGTGATGGAGCACCAACCGTAGATTGATTTGTTCCACCCCAGTTTGCATTATTAATCATAGGTCTAAGTGCGTATGTACTACTCGCAGTACAACTACCAACATTTGAGAACTCAACCGCAACACCACCAATTTTAGGGGTACCACAACCTGTCCCAACAAACCAAACATTGGCTCCGATTGTAACATTTCCAACAGTTGCAGTTCTTAAGTTATTTGCAAGAGTTTGTACTTTTGTTGGGTCGGAAACCGTTATTGAACTTCCATTGGTACTTGACCAAACAAATTGTGTATATGTGGTACCAGTTAATTGACTTCTAAATGTATTCCAAGCAGTTTCCATAGCTGACGTTGGCGCAACTCCTTGAGTAAATGCCTGAAAGAATGTAACACCACTAGCTGGCACTGACGAAGTTGTAGGTGTTGGTGTCGGTGTACTTGTTAAGGTTTGTGTTGGTGTTTGCGTAGGTGTTTGAGTTGGTGTTTGAGTTTGTGTAGGCGTAGGTGTTGGGGTTAGAACAACAACCCATGAACTCCAAAAACCTAACGATTCCAAATAATACTTACAATCATTCCCATTTGTAAAACTTTGTCCATAAACACCATTAACTAAATCAACAAATGATTGTTCTGTCTTAAGTTTAGATCTATAAAATCTAACATAAGCAGGTACGTTATCAGGATTAGGTTGATTACCACTAAGGTTAGGTCTACATATAACATAACCCAAATCTTCATCAGGACCTTCCCACCATCTAACACCACCAATTCCACCTGTATAATCTAACGGATCAACACCAATAGCTAAGTCACCAACTTGGTCGGTGCCAGGTATTAATGACCCTGTATTATATGCAAATGGTCTTGATGTTGGCATTATCTATTGTATGGTCTAAACCTCATTGGGTTTGCCTTAATTGCGGATTTAGGAAATCTTAATTTAGATCCCTGTTGTCTTGCATTTTTTAGTGTCCTTGCGTATTCCCACATTTCTCGTTTATTACTATTCTCCTGTTCTTTAATATTAAAGATAAAATGTATTCTCCACTTATTAATTATTCTATCCGCAATAAGATAAATAAAATCATCATAATCAATCCATTCTGATATACTATTAAAAGTTAAATTTAAATCAACTTCAAACATTGGAATGGTACTTATACCTTTTCTTCTTTCTATATTTACAATACTTATTTTATCTATAGTATCAACAACATCGCAAGCTGAAGGTCTATAACCTTCCTCATCAGATAGCCATTCAGGAAAATCGTTGGTATCCAGTTCTTCACAATTATGTTTAATTTCCTCTAACGTTTCGTCAACAATGTCTTGGAATGTTTCCGTCATTGTTTCTTTACTTAACTTGTTATTTATAGATTCGTTTATACCACCTCTACTTTTTCTTTCGTCATAATAATAACCCTTAAGTAATGAATCGTAAGTTTTAATCATATAGTCAATAAAATTATCCACATCATCCTGAGGTTGATCTTCAATTTCAATATTATATTTGTAATGTATATAATTTTCTAGTGTCGCCTTAACTAATTTATATTTAAATTCTTCAAGACTTTTTGATTCAAAATAAATATAACCGATACCTTTCCTCATCATTTTTTCAAACTTATGATGGTCAATTCTTCTTTTAAAGAATGGTGATAAATTGTAATCTTCTGACATATAATGATAAATACCAGTTAAATCAAAAAACATTTTGCCCATTGATAGTTCTTTTATTTTGTAAAGTCAAATGTTTTCACTATCTTTGAAGTATGAAAGATATGAAAATTAAAGATATTGTGATGAAAGTTATTGACGTGTTGTACAACATCGTCGTTGGTGTATTAACTATGTTAGGTAAGGTGATTGTATTCTTGATCACACTTGCTCAGTCAAGTAGTATTGAAAAGTCAAAGTCCGCAGTTGACTTTATCTTCTCAGATGTTAAACCTAAAGTTAAATCAACTGTAAATAACAGTTCAACAATTAATGTTGAGCCTAAAAACAAACGTCAAGAACTTGAGGATAGCCTTCGTTATTTAAAGTCCAAAGTTAAAAAAACCGTTCAAGATAAAAATAACATTGGAGTTATTGAATCCGTTCTTAAAAATATGTAACGGTAATACTTTTATCAAATGTGTTTAATGTTTTTTGTTATATTAGTAAACCAATTTGGACCATACTTATCTTTGTAATAATTATTGTTTTGTCCTCGTTTACTTTCTTTATCATAAAACCCACTTAAATATGCTCTATTAACAATATTTTCTTCAACAGATTTTAGATTATTTAATTTTTCTACAATCTGATCGTTAGTTGGGTTCTCCTCTTGAATAAATTTGATAAGTGCATCTACTGGTGTTTTTTCCATAATATTATAAATAAGTATCTTCAACAAAAATTGGTGTTTTCTCACCCACATAAGCCCCAACAATATTATAGTAATAATGTTCAAGAGCGTCTTCCTCAGTCATATCCTCACTCATTAGTATTTCAATTACTTTTGATTTGGAATACACTAACCTCATACTATTCTCTTCTATCCCTATGATACCATCATCAAGACCATCAGCCTTTAATATTTCCTCATCAGGATAATTCTCAACTATCTGATCAAGTATCATTTTCTTCTCCCTCTTATTTTTTGAAAGAAACTAACATATATAGTTGCAATCAAAATATATAATGTCGCACTAATCCACAATGGAGCAGTTACCCACCACCAAGACCAATCAATATAATTTGTAAGTTTTAGGACTAAGAATATTAAAAATAGAATGGTTCCTAAACCCATTCCTCCACCTGTGTTACTACTTTTATTTCCCATATTTTAATTATATGGGTTTTGATTTAATTAGTCAATATAGTCAGGATCATTTTCTGATAACCATTCAAACATTTCCAATCTACATTCTTCTAACCAATCAGTACAGGTATCAATAATACTATCGTAGTAGTTTGAATTAAACCAATCTAATAACTCGGATATTTTATAAAACTCAAAATTAATCTCAACAGGATAATATAATTGTGGATCATTTTCATAATTACGATTCCAATTATTATAAAAAATCAAATTTATTGGTAAAATATCACTACCATCCCAAAACATAGTTGCGTAACCGCCCATACTTTCTTTACTTTTTTTAAATGTAATTTCAAAAGTCCAAGATCCCACCATGCTATCAATATCAAGTTTAACATCAACACCCTTATTACTAAAAGTTCTTGGTAAAACTTTCTTTTTAAAAATATAATAACTTAATATATCATTACACTCTTCGTTAGTAAATGGTGTTGTTTTTTGAAACATTATATCAGCCAACTTAATAGGAAACTTATATCTTTTTAATGTTTCTATTAGACCAAACTCCTCAACAGATTGATCAACCTCATGTTTAATATTATCAATATTTGATTCACTAATAATCATTATGGTTGAAGTATTGAAGAAGCGTATTTATAAGATTCTTCAGGTATTTTACCTCTAAGTTCAGTAAATGGCGTTTTATTTTTAAACGCTTCTGAATATGCTTTTAAGTTAGGACCACTATTATATCCCGCAATTGAAAGATCAAGTCTTCCTGGAAATTTACTCAATAATACTTTCATCATTTTAGGATACGCTTTCAACGCATCACTAACATTACAAGGATCACCACCACCCCCATAAGTTGGCCAAGTTCCCGGCATAAACTGAGCAATACCTTTAGCACCCGCACTTGAATTTCTCTTACATAACATAACATCAGGACTAAATGCAGACTCACTAAATAATTGTCTGATTGCAATTTTTGGGTCTAACCCAATCTCTTCAACATCAGACATAAACGTTTCATAACTATCTCCAGCAGCATTTTTGAATCTAGATTCAATATCTGACGGGTATTCTCTAACTTTTATACCTGGATTTTCAATTACCATTGGATTAAAGTTTTTATTACTCTTATCACTTTTACCAAAAGTATATCTCTTACCTGTTATTTTAAATAATAAATCGCTTATAATACCACCTGTCGTATCAGGTGTTAATTTACCTGTCTGTTCTAAATTATTGGTTTCTTGATAGTCCTCAATAGCCTGTGTTGTTTCACCATCTACTTGACCTGTCATTGGTAAATCGCTTTTATTTATAACATTCAAGGAAAATTGCATGGTTTTAATATCTTCAGGTGTCGCTCCACTTTCCATATTATCTTTTTTAGATAATATGGTTTGAATTGATTTAAAAAGTCTTTGGGACGCAGTTTGGGTTTCAGTATTAGTACTACTATCAGTATTAGCACCAACCGTTATATTTTTTAAATCACCCATATTAGCATAAACCTGATCTCTCATTAACTTGTGTTGCGCAGATCCTACGTGAACACCATCATTACTCCAACTCATATCACCAACTAATTTTGGTATTACTACCGCTCCAGTAATACTAGTCGCCAAATCAGTTTGGTATTTCACTCTTTTAGGTTTATAAGCTATCATACATTCTCTATCACAATATTTAGTTGGTTTAACTTTTTCCGGATTAAATATTGTTTCACTGTCAAATCCTACCAATACAATTGCCTTTCCACCTTGACCATTAACTAAGTCAACCATTTTTTGTATATTACCAATTGGTTTTGTTATTGGTTGTGGAGACATTACGTCATTTGCACCACCATAAATGAAAACTAAATCATATTTTTTTTCACTTAATTTTGTTGTAAGGTTTTCCAACATCCAATCAGTTCTCATCCCACCTTTAGCAACCTGAGTTACATCCCATTCAGGATGGTCTTTAGCAATTAAGTAGTTCCATGTCCATCCATCACCAGCACTATGACTATCACCAACAAACATAACATTAATTTTCCCGTTATCTTCTTTGATGAGGTGTACTAAAGTTTTTAATTGTTCTTCACTTATTATAATCTTCATAATTAAACATTAAATAATGGTTCATTTTTAAATAACACTAACCCACCTTTACTTACAACTTCATAATCTTTGTTTTCAAATACCACATAGTTAGATCCATTGTCACTTATAAACATCAATAAATCAACATAATTTGGATTATACATTTTCATGGAGTTTGTTGGTACCGCATATTTAAAACCATCAATTGTACTTGGTTTAAGTTTACCATTTAATGGTTTTATTTGGTAATATAAATTTTCACTATTCACTTTTAAATCTCTCCCATATCTTGTGTCTTGAATTGATCCAGGACAATATTCAGTTAAACCACCTTCTTCAATATTATATATTTGTTTTAAAACATTAATCGCATTTTGCTCATTGGTAATACCTCTTTTTAATGTACTCCAATTTAATTCTTCTAAATCATCCAAATATATAGATTCAGGACCTAAAATTTCTTCACTGTTATTTACTAACCAACTTAAAAATTTAGTTTTAAAATCTTCAAAAATGTCTTTTTTACCTTCTAAACTTGTTTTTGTTTTGTTTGCATATATTTCAAGTAACTTTGATATAACTTCCGAGTTTGTATCAAAATAATTTAATATTGACCAATCAGATATTAAAGAAAAATTTTCACCATATTTTACACCTCTATAATGTATAACACCTCTATTGGTTTTGCAATTTTCATCCTTAACTGACTCACCATACATTGTATCTCCATTCTCATCTGTCTTGGTTGAATAAATTTTTTGCAGTAACTGTCTAAGAGTTTTTTGATAAGTGTCACCATCTTTATCATATTTTAATAGATATGACAAAGTTCTGTCATTACCAATAAGAACATTATATTTACCATCATTATTTAAAATGTATGGGTCCCAAGTAGGATTTTTAAATACAAACGTATTTTTACCAATTTTTACTTCTTTACCGTCTTTAACAAGGATAATATCTTTATCACGATTATTTTGTATTAATATTTTATCATCATTACTTATTCCTTTCACAACAATAAGTGATGTACTACCGTAAGATTTTTTTTCTGTCGCAGTATATTTAATTTTTAGAGGTCCACCATCAAGTTCTTCGCCTTCTTTAATGATACCCATTAAAGTTTTTATCCTATCCAACTCCTCAATAATTATATTTTTACCCATAACTTATAAATATCACAATTTAATTTCTTTATGGAATCCGCTATATTTTAACACTTCATCTCTTATATTTAACTCAAGATCAATTTTATTCCTGTCAACATTAAAATTACCTTCAGAACCAGCTTCTGTATTCCACCCATTTTTATTACTATTTAAAAATTTAACAAAAAAGTTCTCAAATTGCATTATAAAACCTGGATCAGCATCACCATCCGCCCTTAGATAGTTAAACCCATAATCATTATGACCAGCCCAAAAATCAACACTAAACCAACTAACTCCGTCATCATCCATCATTTCCACAATATGTACAGGAGTTTTTTCCTGATATTCATGTGGCGCGTATTCCATAAAATAACAATAACTTTTAATGTCTATTTTTTTCTCTTCAGGATATATTCTAAAAATTAATTCGTGATTATCATTAAGATCAAAGTCAACAAGATCAGTTAATAAATGCATATGATCTTTAGTATATTCCATAAAGAAATTACGAAAAGTACCAATCATAGGTACTTTTTTATTACTATTATGTGTTTGACCATCAAACAAAACTGTAGGTTGGAATGATCCTACATTTTCAATCTCATCACCGTAACAATGAACCAAAACCTCACAGGGACCAATGTCTTCAAGATAAAGAAATATTGCTTGAGCTATTTTATTTATCTTATTACTCATTCTATATCTTCAAGTTTTATTTCAAGATGTAAATCACTGTCAACCTGTTCTCTAGTATTCCAAATATGTTCAATTTCAATTTCTTGTTTAGTTACAGTTATTACTCCAGTAGCACCTTCATTGTTTTCCCAACCACCAAATGATCGTTCCAAATAAGTATAAACAACGTCTTCCATTCCCGCACTCAAATCATATTCAACTCCATTATTTCCTTCACCTTTATCTTCAATGTGTCCATCATCTCCACCGCCTTCATATTTAACCGTAATTGATTCAAGGTTGTGTTCATCTAAAAATGAATTTACTTCCTCGTTACCATTTAATTCATAACTATCACCAGCAGATTCTTCACCATTTTCTGTTATTTCACTAGTAATAATCATAATTTTTGATTCCACTTTAAATTTTATAAATAAACGGTAATACTCCTCCTCACTTTCACTTTGAGACCCATACCATATTTTATGACCATATTTTTCTATAATCATATCAAAAAGTGGTAAAAAATTAGACGGAATTTTAACGTCTTTACGTAATCCATTAATCCATACTTTTTCATCCCACCATTCTATACTAGTTATTTCCATGCTAAAATCAACGGATGCCTCGTCGGTATTAAATTGTTCTAAATAAAGGAAAAATGATGTTAATAATCTTTTCATAATACTATTTTATAATAAATATAAGTTAATCGTCAAATTTCATCTTCATTGTACGTATCATCCACATTGGTCTTTCGTTTGACTCAATAGCCTTTATCCAATCGTGAGCACTTGGAATATAATTATTACAATCTTCTTTGATGTGATCTTCCCCCACATATCGTGTATAAACGACTTTACCATCACTATTGATGAATGAGGACCCAAATATCTTTTCCATCTCAAAAATACCCTCTGAATGATGTCTAAACATCCTGTGTAAAGAATTTCCAACCCATGCTTTGGTCTCATCCAACCAATTATGTAAATGGATATAATCTTCTTCTTTACCTCCGTATTTCTTAACTGAACTTTTTGCGTGTATTAATGGGTGTGCCATGATAAATGATTTTTTTATATAATAGTGAATTTTATAATGGAATTGTAGTGATATTTATTATATATGAAAATTATAATCACAGAGAAACAAGCCGATATACTATTTGGAAATAAGATCCATTGTTCAAAATGTGATCACTCATGGAAAAAAGAAAAGGATGATAAACATCCTTATTTATGCCATTCATGTGGTTGGGATAACAAATCCAAAAAATATAATAAAGTAGAACTAAAAAAGTTTTGGGATAACCATACCAAAAAATAGGTTATGCACGTTTTTGAACATAATTATTAGTAATCGCTTTAGAGGTAACTCCTTTAACCATATCATTAGCTTTTTTGACCACATTATCATCATTACTAGCAAGTTGGGTTCCTTTGTCTATAAGTTTACCAAATTGATCATATGCTTTATATCCTTTATCCGCAGTTTTTGCATAATCACCTGATTTAACCGCCCCTTTAAAATCTTTTGTAAGTATTTTTTTATAATCCCCAATACCATAACCTAATTCAAGTGCGGTCTTTGCTTTATCACCAGCAACATAACCCGTAGCGTCCGCAGTGTATCCTTTTACTTTATCTTTAGCCGGATCGTATATAACTTTCTGTGTTATTTTTTTAGCATCTGCTTTAATTTGATCTTGAGTCAATTTTTTAATTCCAAGATCGGTCGCAAGTTTGGTTTCCGACGCAGCTCCCGTACCAGACCATTTCACTATACCTTGGAAAAGTTGTTCCATCCACGCAGCAGCTTTAGTAACCATGCCACCAATAGTTGTCGCACCAAGTTTTTCAACTACCCATGTACCCGCTTGTTTTATTAGACCCGCCGCCCAACTCAACGCACCACCAATCTTACTAACCCAAGGTTTAACGTATTTAATAAACCAAGATTGTTTGGCAATCTTTTGAAAAAATGAACCAATTGTGCCTCCCGCCCCAAAAAATGGTTTTAGGAACTTACCAATGATTTTTGCTAATGCCCCCGCAGTACATAGACCAATTACGCTAAAAAATAATTTACCCCAAGAACCAATACCTGAAGCAATTTGTGATACATCAAATAATGTTAATGCCGCCCATGCCGCGGTAACCCCAAGTGCCCCAACACCTGTATAATCTAATAATGTTTGTAGTATTGCCCCACCTGTACTCATAAGAATATCTCTCATTTGTTCAAAGAACCAAGGTATTCCTTTTTCTTTTAACCATGTAAAACCTTTTTTAACCAAATCAACACCAGCACCCGCAGCCGCTAAAAAAGTATTATAATTGGCTCCACTATAACCCAAACCTTCTAATCTTTTCCAAATTGCTCGGTATTGAGTCGGATCAAAGTCTGACATCTCAGCATTAAGCCAAGCTCTAAGATTTCCATATGGTTTAATTTGATATGCAATTATTTCATTAACTTTATCTAAAATATTTTTATTTACAATAAGATCTATTGCTTTAACCGCATCATCTTCATTTGTTCCGTCGTAGTCATCAAATACGTTATCACCATCAAGATCAAACGCCCTTTTTAACGCATTAACAACAGAATATGCCGCACTATCATTTTTAGCTTTAATATCAGCCTCACTCTTTAAAAACGCCGCCTTTTGTTCAGGTGTCATTTTTGCAAGAGCGTCATTTCTTTTTTGATTTTCAGCATCAATTTTTTTATCAATATCTTTAATCCATCCCCATCCCGACCAATCGTCGTCTTCTTCTTCAGATAATATATTTGACTTTGTAACTTCATTTACAAAACTTTCTTTTAGAAACGAAAAGAATTTATCAACCTCATTTTTAGGATTGAATGTTGATTCAACAATTACGTCACCATTAAACTCCCTTTCGTAACTCTCTCTAATAGTTTTATTATTACCAAATAAATTAGTAATGTACTCATTCTGACTTTCCTTTAGGAATACCGCTTTATTTGTGAAGTTAGGATTTGTCTCCATCTCAAATAAATGTAATCCCCTATGAAAATCTAATTGTCTTTCAACTTTAGATAAGTAATAATTTAACCTATTGTCCATAATATTTTTAATTCTTATATAATAAATATTACCATATACTAAAAACTATGATTTTTAATATATTTATATAAAGTATGAAAGATATTAAATTACATAGTATTATAAAAAGAGTATTGTTGGAAGAGGTTGACGATAAGGCTTTTACCAAAAGAGAAATAATATTCTTTAAATTTTTAAACGAGTTTAAAGAATCCGCTCAACCATCATCAGAAAAGTTAAGTAAATTTATCCAAAGTAATATGTCTTCATTTGGTTTTAAACCTGAGGACTATACCGAACTTTCAAATAGGTACACTCAGAATTATAGAGAAGATGGCAGATACGAGGACACTAAAACAAGTGAACTTAAACAATATCACAACTTAAAAACTAAAAAGGTAACCAACACAAACGCATCCGAAAGAGTCTCAGAACTACTACCATTTAAAGGATCTAACTTAGAAGGTAGATGGGAACAAGACGGTAAAGGTGATTGGGGTTATGTCGTTCTTTCATATAATTGGTATCCTATATACATTTACAAATATAAAAAATGGTTTGAAACTTCTAATTCATATTCATCATCCACATCTAAACAGATGAGGAATACAAGACCAACAAGATGGAATAGTAAGATAGGAAAACAAATGTTGATTTGTGATCGTAATGAGATGGATCAGATAAGACGTGGTTCTATTAGTCCAGAACAATTAGTTGTAAATAAAAATAACAATTTTACTGAATCAATTGATAAATTGATTGACTCACATACTTTACAAACAATCAGAGTTGGTTGGTTCCCAAGATTAAGATTATCGTTTTACTACACAGGAGTTAGATTCAATGAGAAAATGCCTGAGGTAGACATAAACATTGTTAAAGTTGATAAGATAATTGATAACAAAATAGATAGAGAATCAGGTGATTTCTTTACAGGTAATATGGTTGGTGTCACTGAAGAATATTTAAAAACCTCAGTTAATTCACACTTTGAAAGATCATTTACTGAAATGTTAGGTAGAGATCTATCCGAAAGTATAATAGTTAACATATCTTTTAAAAAATAAAAAAGTCGGATCTAAGTCCGACTTTATTTTTACAATCCTTAATTTTATAACCCGTAGTTAACTCTTTTATCACCTAACAATTCCAAGGCTTTCTCAACCGCCATGTCTTTGTTTTTAAGACCACGTTCTTTAATCTTCTTACCATGTACGATTTGATAAGTAGTTGAAGCGACTTCTTTGTTATCACCTTTCCCAGATTGTTTTTTAATAGCTTCCATCGCATAAACATCTAAAAAACCAACTTTACAAATGTAACGACCTTTTGTTGAACCTTTTACCATTTTTTTATTTTTTTGTTTTAATTAATACTTCTACAAATGTACGAATTTATTTTTGATCTGACAACATAAAATTTAAAAATTTTCTTATTGTCCTAATAATTTTTACTCTTTCAGGATCTTGTTCATCCATATCGTAAACATAATCAGTCATATCATTTTCATATAACATATTTACAATACTATTTTCCATGTCTTTTTTTGACATATACCCATTAAACCCATATCCTGGCAACCCTTCAAATTTGTATTCCTTAACTTTTAATCCTCCCCAGTCATCACCTATCTTTCTTTCGTTAACCTTAAGTCTTCTAATTAAGAAATAAAACAATTTACTATCTATATCTTCGTGTTGTGAAGATATTTGTTCATTCTCATTCAAAGTTGACTTAATCATTTATTTAAGAAATTTTAATTTGTAAAGAGTAGAATTTATTAGTTCTTCTACAGTATCAATTTGGTTCTGCAAATAACTTTCTTTAACTGAATCACGATTATCAGAAATAACATCCAATAACTCTTTAAAGTACTTAATTAATTGATCATTTGACTTATAATCAACCATATCAAAAGTTTTGTAATTTTTAACTAATCCGTGTTTACCCTGATATGATTCAACTAACCCGTCAACTAATCCATCTATACCTTCATAATATTTTTGTAGTGCTTTATGTTCTGAATATGAAGTTGTTTGTAAATGAAGGATATGTACTTGTGTTTGTGAATGTAATAACTTACAAACTATTTCACAAAACTGATCATTACTTCCTTCGGACTCTGAATCATTTTCATTATTGTCATCTTTGTCTTCAATTGTATCTTCCTGTTCGTATAAACCTTGTTTTTTTAATTCTTCAAACAATTTTTCTGTTAGATTTTTTTCCATAGTTTTTTATTAATAAATATACTCAAGTTTATGATTTTACAACCAAATCCTTTTCTGATATAATAATACTAGATTCATCAAACGTACTATCTAACCTTAATATCTCATTTTTAATCTCAGAAAATGAAGACCACAATAACGATCCTTCAGTTTTTGGACTGTAATCATTATCAACCAAATATTGTACTATAATATTTTCTTCCAATGTTATGAACCCATGAGCAAACCCTCTTGGGACAATTAATTCATCACCACCTTTCATTTCAAAAAATTGGCAGTTATTATACGATCTAAGTGGTTTCCTTAAATCCACCACAAAATCTAAAATTCTACCATTAATGACCTTTACCAATTTTGCTTGGGAGGTTTCTCCTGTTTGATAATGTAATCCTCTTAATGTAAACTTTTTTGGGTTCACGCTAATATTACTTTGTTTCCATTCCTTGTCTAATTCAAACAACGAAAGAGGACTAAATGATCCTCTCTCATCATAGAATATTCTGTTGTTGATTATTCTTGGTTGTTCCATTATATAAATTTAATTTCGTTAGTTATAGGGTCCCAATCAATATTCCATGGAGTATGTGAATAAAGATATCGTTCGTTCAATACAGACGCATTGAAGTAGTGTGTGTGACCATCAAAGTAGTGTCCATGACCAGTATGGATATGACCACAGATATGGATCTTAGGTTTGATTTGTTTGATTCTCTCCGCAAGTAATTCACAACCCAAGTGAACATTGCGATTACCTTCAACATCATCTAATATTCCCCAAGCCGGTCCGTGAGTAATCAATATATCAATACCTTCAGGAATCATATCCCATTTTGCTTTCAACTCTTCACCATTTCGTGGTAAGTTAAATGCCCAATTGTAGAACTCAGGTTGCCAAGGAGATCCCCAAATTTTAACTTCAGGACCATCACCATCTTGTGTAGTCATTAACTCATCTTGGACGTATTCAATAGTCTTGTACCCTGTTAATATATCTTTTACTTTCTCAACATTGTTTTGAAAACCCCAATCATGATTACCTGCAATGAATACTTTATGGTCATAGGTTACGATTTTATCGTACCAAGCAGCAAACTCACGTATCTCGTGTTCGTAACCCATAGAACTAATATCACCCGCATGGATTAACAAATCACCACCAGGTAAATCGTGGTGTACGTGTTTGTGTTTTCCGTGTGTGTCTGATATGATAGTTAATTTCATAATACAAATATACAAAATTAATAGTGTAAATCCAAATAAAGATTGTCGTCATCTGTATATTTTACACAACAAAATGCAGGATGGTATTGGTCTTTCAAATCATCAGTTAACTCATGAATATGTTTTGAAGGATCATCCACATAGTACATTGGTTCTTCTCCATTCTTTCTCCTTTGGATTTCTTCTTCCATTCGGGCATTATGGGTCATAGACATATTATACTGTTCTCCTTCTTTCAATACCACACCCCATCCGTGTTGCTCATAATACTTATCTTCAACTCTTTGGGCAAGAACAAGAGCATCATCAGGTAATTCAGGATGATCCTCCAAAAACTTTCTAAGTTTCCCGATGGTAAGGTAATATTCGTAATTACCTTTTAAATCATCAATGACATTTATTTTACCCATTACACTAATTTTTTTATTTAGTTTTATAATCGTTCCACTTCCATCCTAGAAATAGTTTCATACATTTTCTATGTAACCAATTTGGTTTTTTCTCAAAATGAATACAAAACCCTTCGCCAGCACCAATACAATATTTGCCAACCTTCTTTACTATTTTATTTTCTTCACTTTTTGTAACATATGGTTTTTCTGAGTTATCAACTTGATGATTATCCAAATTTTCTTCAGTTATTACTTTTTTCTTTCTAGGTTTATAAGTCCTTTTTTTTGGTTTTTTTTCTACTACAGGTCTACCCGTAGTAACCGTTTCTTTTAAAATTATTTTTTCTGTCATTTTTTTTATTTTTTAATTTTTAATACTTCCTTTTTATAGTATTCATCAAATCCATCTAAGTAATTTGTAATACTCTTACTTTTATCAACTCCAATAACTTCATCTATTAACCCAAACTCCATTGCCTCATCTGAGTTATACCATCTGTCTCTTTCAGAGAAGTCCAACACCTCTTGGAATGTTTTTCCACAATTCTCAGCCAAAATTTTAAATAAGATGTAATTGTATTTTTCACCTTCCATCTGATCAATACGTGTGTCTTGAATGTTTCCTTGTGTACCATGACTTACTTGGTGAGTCATTACTTTAGAATGAATTAAAGATGATCTTTTACCTTTGGTACCTGAAGAAAGTAAAACAGATCCCATTGATGCACACATACCTAAATTAGTTGTGACAATATCAGAACTAACATAGTTCATAAGGTCAACAATACCAAGACCACACATCACAGATCCTCCAGGACTATTAAGATACAACGTAATGTCTTTCTTCTCCACAGAATCCAAAAACAATAATTGAGCTTGTACAATATCAGACATATTTTGATTTACAGGTCCTGATAACCATAATATACGATCACGCATCAACCTTGAGAAGATATCAATTTGAGTCGCACGTAACTCTCTTTCCTCCAAAATGTATGGTGTTAATGACGCTTCAAACTGATCTAATGCCATTGAACTAATCCCTTCGCTTTTTGCAAAACTTCTAAACTCTTTTCCGTAATTCATAATATTATAATTTATTTTCTGTGTTTTTTATTTCGTAATAATAGTTGTTTGAATCTTCAGATACCCATTTATCCGATTGAGCTTCCACTGACTCAATGTGTGTATCAACTTTTAAACTTGATGGTTCTATTGGGAATGGTTTGGTCACCCAATTTGAATCTTTCCAATATATTCTGTTGTTAGGTTGACAAAGTAGATAACCATCATCCGCAATTAGTATATGCCCACACTTATAATCAGATGGTTCATCAGAATATGGATTTCTATACCAGTCTACTGTCATAAGATAAGTAGCCCAAACTTTTGACCCGTCTTTTAATGCGACCTGACATCTTTTTTCATAAAGATAATCATAGGTAATAACACTTACATTTTCAGAGAAACAATCCCATAATTGTTTAAAATCAAATGGAATATCATTTTTAGGTATTTCCATAAAAATTTCAGATATTGGGACTCTTGATCTTAACATTCCATAATCAGTCATAACATGAAATGTTAATATTTTACCCGCCAATGATTGAACTGCAAATGCATAAGCTTTGTGATAATCGTCCTTATCTTCTTCTTTTTTTGTGAAGTGTGATGCTCTCACATAACACTTAAATAATTCAATGTTTTCGTTTAATTTTGACATTTTAATTTTTTTTAATCCATTTATTTTCTGAGTCCAGTTCAAACTCCCCAACAAACTCTTGTCTCCATTCAGTTGGTCTTATTAATGATAAGAAATATTCCCCATTATTTCTACGGTATAGGTAATATTTTTCCCCAACAACAGGTTGGAAATTGTAATTTGATGAGTAAACCATTCTATTCCACTCAAACTCATCAACCAATTTATTATACTCTTCCTTTATCTCATCATACCTTTTATTGAAGTAATGATTGGTTTTAAGGATCTTTTCATTTTTCCAAGTTGATACATTATCAGGAATTATGACCGGAGACCCAACATTTGTTGCATATGGAAGAAGATGGGCATAATAACCCTTCTCCTCACTCCATACTGCATTATCGGGGTATTTATTTTCTTTTGGCATATCGTAAGACATTACACTTGGTAAATCAGAATACTGACACCATAAATCATCAGTGTGTACCTAAAATTAATTTGATAACGGGAAATATATTTTTGGGTGTGATTGATAATTTTCTAAAACAATATCATCCAAAGTATATTCTGAAATATCATTTACTGCCCTTTCAGATAATCTAACATTCGGTAATGGATATGACTCCCTTGTTAATTGTTCTTTAACACCATCTATATGATTTAAGTAGATATGACAATCACCTAAACTACAAATAACCTCATCAGGAACCATATTGACTTGTTTTGCCAACATCATAAGTAACAAAGAATATGAGCTGACGTTATACGGCCATCCAAGTGCCGAATCGACACTGCGTTGGACCCACATTAAAGAGATTGCTCTGGTTGGGATATTATGTTTATCCATATATTCCATTGTTTTAGGTTCTTTGTAATGAACTGACACCCAGTTATCTAATTTTTTCATCAACTCATATCTTTCCTCCAAACTCAACTCTCTTGTATAACATTGAAATCCATAATGACAAGGTGGAAGCACCATCGTGTCCAGTTCTCCAATATTATAAGCATTAACCATCAATCGTCTTGAGTCTGGGTTTGTTTTAAGGTCACGGATTAGGTTTGCGATTTGGTCAATTCCGTACTCAATCCTTCTTACACCTGCCTCTTTACTCTTATCTTCAACTACATCCCAACCTGTATGCCAACTTCTCCATTGCTTACCATACACAGGACCTAAATCACCCCACTTTCTAGCAAACTCATCATCTGTTTTGATATGTTCAATAAAATCTTCTTTACTCTTTGGCCATCTTACTTCATCACTATCAACATATCTCTTATAAGCATCACCATCCCAAATATGACAATCATTATCAACAAGGTATTTGATGTTGGTATCACCTCTTAAAAACCATAGTAATTCAGTTACCATAGTTTTCCAAGCCATCTTCTTGGTTGTAAGAAGTGGAAATCCATCTTTCATATTATGACGAATCTGTCTACCGAATACAGATAATGTTCCTCCGTTTCTAGTTTCTTTTTTTACTCCGTTATCAAGAATGTCTTGAAGGAGTGATTGGTATGATTTATCTAGGTTGTTCATATTTTTCTATTGTTTATCTAATTTATTCACAACTTTCGGTATTAAATTCAGTTTCGTCAGGAGTTTCCTCAATCATAGGTTGGTTTTCTAATCTCTCAATTACTATGTTAATTGCTTCAGGATAATGAGTATATCCCTGTCCGAAATTAATTCCCGTTAGTCCCAATACCTCATTGTTAATGTAATGTCGGTTTTTACCCTTACCTTTTAAAATCTCGTGGTCCATTGAAACATCGTTCCAATCTCTCAATACAAGTCCAGTACCACTAGGTTCCTTGTAATGTAACCTAATGATATTGTTATGACTAAAGTTCTTAATAAATTCTCCTAGTGTCATATTATTTTATTTATTTAATTGATGTCTTCCAATCCATCAATTTTATCTCTCAATGTGTTGATCGTTGAATGGACATATTCATCAAGTTCATGAGATACCTCCAAATACTTTCTTCTCAGTTCGTGGAACTTTTCATCCTGAACTTCTTTGAATGATGAGTAATGTTTGAAACAATAGTGGAAACCTTCATTCTCCATTCTATAACGAACCATTTCAATTTCCTCTAATTGATTTTCTAATCTTTCTAAATCACTCATTTCTTTAAAAATATATTTAATATAGATTGTTTTACCACATTAAGATAGTACAAACAGACAAACAAATAAATCTTTATCTTCTTCATTTGTTTTATACGGTGTGTTCTATATGAACTCTCACACAATTCTGAGGCATTCTATTCAAGTGTCTGTAATTGTTGATGTATCCCATCATATTACCGCTACCTACGGCATTTGCAGAGTGGATCACAACTTCTACTACAGGTTTACCATCCAACCATTGGTTAACCAACCATTTGGTGCAATCCATACCAGTTTTCTCAGTGATGTTATCGTAATTGATTATGTAGTTTTTCACAACACCGTAGTGCCATTCCGCCATCGCACTATCACCTAAGTCGTGATCCAACGATATTAATTCAATATTCTCCAACCCAATTGAGTTGATCTTTTGAACGAACTCATCATAAGAACGTACAACGATCCAACTTGGATCCACTGGCGTTCTTACATCATCTAAATAAATTCTAACTTTGTCCATATTACAAATATACTTTTATTTTTTTATTAAACCTAATTCTAACCGATATTCTTTAATCTTAACTCTTGCTTCCTGATATTGATCACCATTATTGGCTTGATGACCTTTTGAAACCGCAAGAGTAATTTCCATTTCATTATCAATAATGTAAGATATTTTTTCCTGATCCGTTAGTTCACATGGTGTTATTTCATTCTTAATATAAGTTAAGATCAATTGTTTAATGTTAAGAACCTGTTTGTTAGGGTTGGTTTTACCATTATAACTCATAACAGAAGAATCGTAGATATACTTACATAGTTGTTGTAGTTTATCCATTTCAATTATATTAACTCAAATTCTTTATTTACCAATTCTATTTCTTTATTCAATCTTTCAAGTTCTTTGGATATCATTTCTATGATAATCTCCTTGTTATTAAAACTTACATCACCTTTTACCATAAACGGTCCAGGATTCGTAAACTCAATTTTTACCCCCAACCCACAACCTTTAAGAGCACCTTCTAGTTTGTATTTTTGTCTTTCCAATCTATCAAGATTTTCTTTGATTATTTTTGCCTGTTCAAATTTTTCTATTTCCATTTTTATATTTTTTACGTAAGTATTCTTCCCAAACTTCTTGTTTTATTCCGTTCACAAAAAACCAACCAAGATTTAATTCAAACCATTTATTAATCCGATAAAAAGTTTTTTTGATCATATTTAAAAATTTCTTAATTTTTGATAATCTTCTTTGGTTAAAACAATTTCATTTAAATCTGAGTTTAAACCTCTAATGGTTTTCCAAGCTTCCTTAACTCTACCCCACAAAGATTTATTCCCATAAGTTTTATAAAACGTTATGTAATAATCGGTATCATCATTGAACTTGTCAACAGACATACAGGTACAATTGTCAACACATTTAACAATTACTTCAGATCTTTCATTGTTTTCAACTTTCATCCTATTAATGTTGTCATTAATTTCCTTTAATTCAATTTCATCCAATATGACTTTTAATCTGATCATGTAGTCATAGGTAGGTTTTTCACCGTATATGTTAATAAGACGATTGTAAATAAATTGTAAGTGTTCTCTTTTTATCATTTTTTATTTCTTTAAATTAATTACACCATTTTCAATAACATCATTAACCATTGATTTTTGCATATATTCTGTCCCTAAAGTGTGTTTCACTCCATTTTGGATAATATCATTAAACCTTTCATCACCATCTAACCAATCACCATCTTCAGTGTGTTTCACCCCATTTTGAATGGTATCTTTAACAGTGTTTTCTCGTGAAAGTTTAAGATCTATGGTGTTTTTCACCCCATTTTGGATTATTTCTTCAACTTGCCAATCAATATATTGTGTCATTGGGGAAATATTTCTCACCCCATTTTGAATGGTATCTTCAACTCCTGATTGAATCGATTCAGGCAAAAACAGGGTGTTTTTCACCCCATTTTGAATGGTATCTTCAACAAGCTTCTTATTTTCAAAAATCTTTGGACTGGTGTTTTTCACCCCATTTTTAATAGCATCTTCAACTTTATTATATTGTGCCCACCCAATCTCGATGTGTTTCACCCCATTTTGAATGGTATCTTCAACCGCACAATCATTAAAGATGTCACCAATAACGGTGTGTTTAACTCCATTTTGAATGGTGTCTTTAACAACGCTGCTTCGTCGTAGACAAATATCCCCGATCTCTTTAACCCCATTTTGAATGGTATCTTCAACTGAAGTGACTGTCAGTTTTGACAATGGAAAGGCGTACTTCACCCCATTTTGAATGGTATTTTCAACGCTTTTGGGACAATCTGTACTTGAACGATTGGTGCGTTTCACCCCATTTTGAATGGTATCTTCAACTGCCAATGGTCTAACCCCTTTATGTAATTCAGTTTCCTTCACCCCATTTTGAATGGTATCTTTAACTCTCAACTTGTTCTTTTGTCCATTTTGGATGGTTTCTTTCACCCCATTTTGAATGATATCTTCAACATCATATTTACAGTTTCCAACAGAACTGGAGATGTATTTTATCCCATTTTGAATGGCATCTTCAACCTCAAACGAATCTTCTTCCTCTATCATTCGGGTGTATTTCACCCCATTTTGAATAATATCTCCAACCAGTTCCGGATGAAGATGACCAACCGTAGATGTGCGTTTCACCCCATTTTGAATGGTGTCTTCAACTCTTTGGTGTTTCTTCCTGAAGTTCCTTCTGGTGCGTTTCACCCCATTTTGAATGGTGTCTTCAACTATCTGATGCAATGGATGATGATTTACCTTGATGTGTTTCACCCCATTTTGAATGGTATCTTCAACTCGTGTTGCGTTCTCTTTCCCTATATCTGAGGTGAGTTTCACCCCATTTTGAATGGTATCTTCAACTGAATCGGGTTGTTCAGAATAGTAAGTAGAGGTGTATCTAACCCCATTTTGAATGGTGTCTTCAACTATAATGCTCAATGGTTCCAACGTACGATTGGTGTGTTTTACCCCATTTTGAATGGTATCTTCAACTACACTATTAATACGGATAATCGCTTTATTGGTGTGTTTCACCCCATTTTGAATGGTATCTTCAACACCCATGCACATCCACGGATTACTTTCTTCGGTGTGTTTCACCCCATTTTGAATGGTATCTTCAACTCTTTTCTCAGCATTAGCATTTGTTATGCTGGTGTGTCTCACCCCATTTTGAATGGTATCTTCAACCACCTCAGGTTTAAGAAATCTTGACTCAAACCATTCGGTTATATATTCTTGATTTTCCATAAGATCTAAAGATATTCCCTTAAATAAAGATTTAAATAAATTGTAGTTATACCACAATGTTTTTTCTTTAGTAAATTCAACCATCCATTTTAATTCTTCGGTATTAATTAACCAAAAAGATCCATTATGGTTGTATATGTCCATGCCATTTGTGACATCATTAATGATCTCAAATAAACATTCTTTTCTTTTTATTTTTTTATAATCCATTTTCTAATGTATTTGGGTAATATAAAACTTATTTATATTTCTTAAAGATACTAAAAATTATTTGTATTTCCAAATAAAACCTTGTGACTTTTTATATCCTTTCCTTAAACAATTATTTATTGCTTTGTAAGATAATTCTAATTCTTTTGAAGCAATTAAAGCATTCGTCCATTCTTTAATAAATTCATTGTCTAATGAAAATTGTAAAACAGGTTTAGATTTAGCGTGAGGTAATCCGGTTCGTTCTAAATATCTTTTATAATTATTATTTTTACCCTTTGCGGATTCACTCATTTTAGTTTTTGTTTCGGAGGTCTTTAATTTACCCTTCCAAAATTCACTCATCTTCTTTTTTGTTTCATCGGTAATTTTTTTACCAAGAGCTGATTGACTCATTTTCTTTTTTGACTCTTCATTATGTTTCCTACCGTACCAAAATGGTTTTAATGTCCCATTCAAAACTAACTCATCATCTTTTGGTACTCTATAAACTTTACCATTTTCACCCATATATTGTCCCAAACCAACAGTTTTAAAACCAACATCAGGAATATGGGCATTCCTGTTTAATTTATCGGAAATATGTTCAATGATTAACTCTCGTTCATATCTAATACAATCTTCTCTATTAATAAAATCACATTTAATAATAGTTTTAATTAATTTTTTTTTATCTGTTTTCCAAGACCTCATAGACCCCATATAATAAACATCTTTAGTTGGTTCAACTTTAGATGTTCTACTACCAAAATAAAATTCTTTTGTTTTCGGTAATTCTAATTTATAAACATAATGATACATATCTTATAAATATATTACGACATCCAAAAGAAAAATTTAAATGTTATAAATTATAATGATTTAGGATAATATAATAATGTTGGGTTTTTTTTTACAATATCTATATCAGGATATACATTACTAAACTGCAAGACATCAAATCTATCGGTAATCAAATGATATCCGTTTTTGGTAGGGATTTCACTTATGATTTTATCTTTCCCAAAAGGAGCACAACTGTCAATTGCAAGTTTAACCTTTAATAACTCTTTGTTGTCCTTACTATCAACATCAACAATCCACCTCTTCTCGTTGGTCTTTATTTGTCCAACAACTGAGTCAAACAAACCTTTCTGAATGTGTTGTCCGTTTTTAATTCTTTCAGCCAAGGACATCATCATCTCCAATGAAACATCCTTATGGTTTTGTTTCTGAACGTGAATGTATGCACGAGCCTTAAACATCTCACAAAGTTGTTTAATCTCATCATATCGTTTCTCCAAGTATTCAATAGAATCAACACAATAAGTTTTGATGGTACGAACTGATTGGTGGTTGTCTCTCTCACCTTCAGGTTGATCTTTCTTACGTTTGAATACATACAACATATAGAAATCACCATCGTCAGTGAAGTTAAGTAATGGTTTTATAAGTTCAATATTGTTAATCATGTTTGTATTTCTATAAATAATATTTTACAAATATACAAATATTATCAGTACCAATCTAATTTATTTTACACTTTTTTATATATCAATCTATAACCATCGTAAATTTTAACATTTAAGTCATTTACCGTATTTAGGTGTCTACCAGGTGAAAACCAATATTCAAAACCTTTTTTTATGTGACTTACTGAAGAATATATAAAATTATCACCATCGTAAAAAATAATACTTAACTCTCTATCAAAATCTATATTACTTGAAATGTAATATCTATTTTCATCTAAATCTATTCTTGAGTTAAAAACATTATTTTGTAATGTTACAATTTCATTTGACAACTCACCTTTAGCCCCATGGAAAAATAATATGTCTCTTCTCTTTTCTTTACTAGGAACTCTAACATAAGATGTCACCTCTTTTTCATTCTCATAGTTTGATTCATAATATTCTTTAACATTATTAATATCATCAATGTTCATCTGTAAAAATGGTAATCTTTTGTTGTACTTGTATTTCCACAATAAAACATTCATGGTTGTCTCATCACTAAATGGATAGTAAAACTTAATTTCTTCAAGATCCAAATTAAATGCAAACTCGTTTAACCAATCGTATTCTTTGAGGAATTGTTTACAATTTTTATTGTAAACCATTACCGATGTAACAGAATAATGCGTTCTATTTTTTACCGGTATGTGGTTCATTTTCATTAATGGATATTCCAAAATATTTGTCTCATCAAAACCTCCATTGTGGAATGGATTACCTCTACCGTAATTTATTTGATATTCAAACAACCCCTGTTGGATTAACGGATAATCCTCAACCTGATCAAAATATTTAAATAGTCCAGATATATCACCTGTAGGTACCATATCAGAATCAATGTAGATTGCCTGATCTAAATTAAGATGCTCTAACGTATGTAATACTACCTTACTTTTGAAGAACACTGACTTAAACATATTCTTGTTGGATACATCATTTTTGTTTCCAACAAAACTCATATTGTTTTCAATACTTAATGATTCAACAGGAACCGTGGTTAAGTTTGGTATTTCAGAATTATATTTAAAATTAAGTGTGTATAAATAAAAATCTAAATTATTATGATATAGATTTAATGACTTAACTAAATTCAAAGAGTTCTGTAAATAATTCTCAGTACAATGAAGTATAATTGATATCCTATTTTCCATAAACTATTTTTTAATGAACCACCAACTGGCAAGAAACTCATCGGTTTTATTTACTTTATATCCGTTGTTAAGACAGAATTCATCCACTGCCGGGTTAACACCAAACATTCCTGTATATGTTGACTTCTCAGGTTGTCCATCAGGGAAAGTATATAAAGGTTGATCCTTTTCAATTTGACCCTCATAAAAATAATCAGGTAAATAATCATGACCCATAATCAAACCACCCGACTTAACCTTAGGGTACCATAATCTAATATCTTCTTTAACTGCCTGATATGTGTGGTTAGCATCAATATACACAAAATCTAATGATTTATCCTCAATGAAATTACAAGCGTGTTCACCCTTCATTCTTAACATATAAGCACGATCTTCAAATCCCTTAATGTTATCCATAGCCTGAGAATATGCGTCAATGTGTTCTCTATGGTTTGAGACATCATCATACTCCTGATGAGGTAATTCTCTCCATACATCAACCATCAATAAGGTTCCACCCCAATTGTTTAATATTGTGTTCGCAAATTGCCCTTTGAAGGATCCTAATTCAACACCAATTCCATTTAAGTTATGAAACTTAATGAAATCACCAATCTGTTCTCTATTCGTAAAATTCATATTCTATTACTTTCCATTTTATATAATTTCAAACTTCATTCTCTAATTGTTTTTTTCTTAGTTCATCTCGTTTAAATTTCAATTCTAAATCTAAAGAAGATCTAACAGACCAAATTAAATTATGATCAACTTTATTACGACACATTTGACCCTCAAAATTAAGTATCAAACTTCTTACACCAAAAGTTTGTTCATATGTCTCACATGAATCAATTACTTTTCTTACCCATTTGTCTACGTCTCCGTAATGTTTACTTCTATTTTCCATAATTTATTAAATTTCCATTGTGGGTTTTAACCACATTAATTTGTTTTCAAAAATATATCTTTTTAACGTTGGGTAATCGTTTAACATATCCAAAGTCAACATGGTGTCGTGTTTGAAACATTTCAACAACTCCTCACGGATTCTTTCAGAAGAAACAACCTTCATCTTTGTTTCGTAATTGTAGTTGTTGATGTAGTAATCCAAGTGTTTCAAACTAAACCCTTTTGTGATTGCAAATCTAATTGCTCTTAAGACACGAAGTGGATCATCATCAAATGTTTGTTTTGTTGGTAGTGGTGTACTTAAAACCATCTTCCCTAAATCCTTCATTCCATCAAACAAATCTATAATCTCACCATCATCATCTTTTGCCATTGCGTTAACAGTGAAATCCCTACGTTCCAAATCATCTTTAAGGGTTCCTGGAACAACGATAGGTGTTCTTGTACCTTCCACATACCCAATCTCTTTACGAGCCATTACAAAGTCTGCAACACCTTGATATTTGTGATCCTTAGGGAACTTAGCTCTAACAGTGAAACAATCAGGAGTTGAAAGAAATATCTCAAACTTTTCATTAGTAAGGAATGTCTCCAAAATAACAAACATTTCATGAGCACTTTTGTACTTTTCCAATAACGTATCACTTGGAACCGCAACATAGTCAACGTCTTTAGATTGAAGACCTAAGATCTCATCTCTAACTTTTCCACCTACCTCATAAATTTTAAATAAACTCATATTACTTAGTTTCAATTATTGTGTACGTTCCTTCTATCAAACCCAAAGACGATTCTTCCTGAAATGTATATGTTTGACAAGAGTCCTTTGATGTCATTGGTCTTGTTAAATACCAAAGCTGAGTTTCTTTCCAAGTAATATTAACCAACTTTTGTCCTTTTGGTAATCTAAGGGTTCCATCCCCTCCAAAGTTTCTAACTCTTGAATTTTCTGTACAAGATGTTATCATAACACCCATTAAAATTGCTAAAAAAACTTTTTTCATTTTACTATTTTTTATTTAAAGATTTGTTAATTAAAGTATATGGTGGACTAATTCTTACCTGAGACCCGTCACTATTAAAGTAATATGCGGTATCACCATCAAAACTAATTGTGTCCGTTAACCATATCGCATCTCTCATTTGGTTTGAACCTGAAGTAGAAACATTAACTTTACCATGAATTTCATACTTATATTCTTTCATGGTACAGGAAGTTATACCCAATAACATAATAAACATTAATTTTTTCATAAATTTTATTCTTTGATTTTTTCGTGTTTTTCTTTAAACTTATTAAACAACTCAATTAACTCATCAAAGGAATCAAACGACCATCTTTCTGTTTCAATTACAAAGAAGTCACCACCACCACCGTTATCAGTTTTGATTGTTAAGAATTGATCTTCCGTACTAAGGCAGTCCGAATCTTGCGCAAACGTGAGTTTAAACTCCTGACTCAATATTTCAGCTTTTTTCACCATATCTTATTTTTATCAAAGATATGAATTATTTTTAGATAAACCTAATACTACCTTCAAAATTTTCAACCTCACATACACCTTCATCAATAGATAATATTCTATCAATATCCTCAGGGGTTAGTTTCAACTTATCTGGTCTTGCATGGATCTTAAAACTTTTTGTTAAGGTTAATTTTGGATCCTTAATCAAATTTAATACTGTTTCGTTTTCACACTTAACAATCATTGGATATTGTCCGTTTACCGTTACAATAGCGTCATCCCCAACAAAAATTTCTTCCGTTGATCCAAGATAAGGTTTCTCATCAATTACAAATAATTTTACTCTACTCATTTTTTTTTCTGTTATATATATGATTATGATTCCAATTACCACACTGATCACAAGATTCGTAATCCGTTGAATTCTCAACATCATACTCAAACTCATCTCCATGATTGAGAATCAAATGAACAATCTCTGTCCAATCATTCATACTTAATTTATTTTTTATTGATCTTAGGTTATCAATCAATTTATCCTGCAAATCATTTATTATCTCAGGACTCCTATTGTCGTACTCATGGATAAATAATGATTCATCATCTATCTCAACATCAACACCAAAACAATTTTCACTTAAACCAATCTTATTCATATCCTTAAATCATTTTTTGCGTTCATATCCATAATATAATTCTTTAAATTTTTAATTAAAGATTCAGAATCACATTTTTCGTACATACCAGGATATCTTTTTGATAATTCGTTTGTTTCCTCCATGTCACGACAACTTGTTAATATATCCAATAACATAGATCTTAACATATGTTCTTTATCGTATGAATCCTCAATCTTCCTTTGAAGTACCTCGTCTTCAAGTTCTCTTGTGTACTCAACAAGTTCTTGAACTTCAGGTTCATCCATTAGATGTTTATTATTTCTGAATATTTGATTTATGTTCTTCATAATGTTTATTACATAATGTTCTATACCAACCAATATCTGTTCTCATATCTCCCTTTTCCCCACAGGTTTCACAAATCTCATAACTTTGATTTTCAGCCAATGTTATTCTTTTAAAAATTTCATCAGATCCGGCATTGATGTAAAATCTTAACCCACCAAACTTTTCTTTAACCTGACATAATTGTTTGTCCCAACCAAGTTTTATTAGATCTTCAATCAGTTCTTTAATCAATGGGTACCATCCACTATCAACATCAAACACCTCGCAGTGTTTAATAGTTGGTCTGTCTGAGTAATACCCATTCTCAAGCCCGCCTATAGATTCAAGAAATTCATTCATTTCATCTTTACTCATCTCTCAGAAACTTTAATATTTTTTCTTTAATACTTAATTGTTTAATACCTTCACTACTTTTTGGAGTTAAAACAAAATTATCAATTCCCCAGTTTTTCCAGTCCTCACCATTCTTACCCATATTAAGATCGTCAACCGCAACCCAATGTGTTACTTCAGGGTGATCGTGTAGGTATTGGGTAATCTCAATAACACGAGTCATTTCCAAATTCCATCTTGGTGACCAAACCCAAACTTGATCGTTATACCAAGTACACTGACCAAGATTAGTAGTTACCGCAATTGGTCGTTTGATGATCCCCTGACTTTCGTAGTAGTCACCAAGTTCTTCAAGAGTTGCGTGTAATTTCCAATCAGACGATACAACAATTTCAGCACCTGTCTCTTCAAGGATCTCATTAAGGATTTTAACCGCTTTCTTATCAAAGTCATCAAATCTTACAGATACCGGAGCATCTTTACGTTCCTTACTTGAATCAGGATTTGCTGAACGATATTTCGCCCATTTCTTTGTTCGTCCACCCCAATTGTTGGAGAGACAAATTACACCATCGTTATCTAGAACTAATACTTTCATAATTACATTATTGATCCTTTAATTTTAAAAACATATTCAATCCATTCTTCAATTATCTCATATAAGTCATCTAACATTTCATCATCAATGTTTAACGCTTTACATATTGGTTGAACAAAATTTTTATATTCCAAATATATAACCTTTTCTTTTATGTTAAATCTAAAATAAATCTCACCTTCTTTATGATAACAAAGATTTTTTGGACTACACACTAATTCACCATAATGTGTATCTAAAAAATTTAAAATAACAAATATTTTATTTTCTCCTATCATTTATAAACTTATTAAATGGATGGTCCTTATCTTTATTAATTTTCCCCATAAAAACAGAGATTATTATGATTAACAAAAAAAGTATAAGTCCTACCATATTGCAAATATAGTGAATTAATTCCAAATAAAAAACCCCACCTGGTAAGATGGGGTTTAAAAATGTGTTAATATTTTACTTTTTACCACATATTTTCTTAACATCTTCGTCATTGATGGTTTTGTTCTTTGTTTTTTCTTCTAATGCCTTTTCCGTTTCTTCTCCGAACTTACCATCAACACCAACACCTAAACATTTTTGTAATTGCACTATTCTTGGTCCTTTACATCCTTTATGATATTCACCATTACAATTCACATACTCACTTTTTCCTGTCCCGTCATTACCACCACCTGATGAACTTGGATCACATTTCCAATCAGAGTTTTTATAATCTTCCACAGATTTATGACCACATTTTTTAGCCTTTACTAATAAATCTTCTGATTGTAAAACGTTACATTTAGGATCGTTAGGTATTTTTTTACAATATTTTTTTAAATTCTCAGCACATTCTTCAACGTGATCTTTACAATATTCTTCAGATTCAGTTTGTGCGTATTTTTTAGTCATATCAACTAATGGTTCAGCAATGCCTTCCCAACCATAATCAAAATCACCATTTAACGCCTCTAACAAAGATTCTCCAAATGTATTTTCATATTTTTCACCTACCGCACAAAAATCACCAGGACTTTTAAATGATTTGAATACACCGTAAACCGCTTCTTCATCTGTACCCAAACCTTCCATGGCATGATATAATATCCCTGAATTCTTTTTAACCTCTGTATCACTCATATATCTTTTCCACTTATCCTTGTCACTACTTGATTGACAAATATCAAATAATTTTTCAACCATACCCATTTTATCGTCTTTTGTGTACGCCCAAACACCTAAAGCCGCGATACTCGCAACACCAATTATTGCCCAACCAACAGGACCTAAACCTAAAAAAGTAGCCGCAGCCGCTGCCGCTTCACCACCACCAACCGCAGCGGCCGCTCCTGCCCCTACCGCGACCTCAGTACCTACCACCGCCGCAGCTTCCGCTCCTCCTACCACCGCCGCAGCTTCCGCTCCTCCTACTACTGCCGCGGTTTCCGCTCCTCCTACTACCGCCGCAGTTTCCGCACCTACCGCCGCAGCTTCTGCTCCTACCGCAGCTTCCGCTCCTACCGCAGCTTCCGCTCCCGCAACTTCAGCACCTACCGCAGATTCGGCTCCTGCAACTTCAGCACTTGACGCAGCATTTTTTCCTATACCTGTGACTGATTTTACTACTTTACCTCCTCCAACAGTGTTTGTTGCAGTTTGAACGTTTTTATTAGACGCAACATCTTTTACCGCATCAATAACCTTTTCAGGTTTATTAATCCATTTTGAACCTTTAGGTGTTTTTCCTTTATCAACGGCAGAATCAAAAATATCACCATCTGGTGTCCTAAATCTTCTTGGTTTACCATCTGAAGTCCCATAAATATTAGTACCGGAATCACTATCTAAACTTTTTAATATATCAGCATAACCTTCATAACCTTCTTGTTCATTTAATGTCTTAGAACGATCGTAACCCATAAGGTTTTTAATCCTATTTAACTCCTCAAGTATAAGTTTTTTATCTTTCATAAAATGTTTTTAATATAAATATGTGATAAAATAGAAACCCCCATCAAAATGAAGGGGGTTTTATAATTTGTTTTACCATTTACTCACATCTGTAAGATCTAAAGTTGCATTTGCTAATTTACTATAGACCTCTACTATTTGTCCAATACCATTTGAGGTGAATTTATATTCATACTGACCATATTCACCGTAGATAACCTTTATGTGTTCTTTCCACTCATCCAATTTTTTAACCTGATCATCATCTAATGTAAATGTTTTCATATTATATTTTTTTAAATTGGTAAATCATCACCAACCTCAATAGGGTTTCTTGGTCTTAATGTCTGTAATCTTTGTCTTAAATATTCTAACCCTTCATCTTGAATAATGCCCAGGTCATTGGTTCTTTCTTGTACATGATTTATTATCCCCTCCCCCATCATTTCTACCGGTATTGGTTCTTCACGACCAACCATTTCTTCTTCCGGCTCCTCATACCCACGATATTTTTTTAACTTTTCCAATTCACTTTCACTAAATAACTTATAGTTAAAATTTTTATCTTTAACATCAGATTTTATTTCACTAAACAACTTATGTAATAATTCAAACGGAAGTCCTGTCTCCATTGAATCTATTCTATCATCTTTTTGATCGTAGATATGAATTTGTTGTTTACCATGGAAAAACCCAAATTTAAAATTATTTATTTTATCAATTACATATACAAGTACTCCATCTCTTGAGTGATTATAAAAGTAACTAGGGTCATGAACTGAAGCAGTACACCATTTTGTTTGATACCCATAAGATACAGATGCTTCATATGTTAATGGTTTAATACATAAATATTGATCATCCTCATAAACAACTTTTACTTCTTTTTTTGCCTTTTTAAATAGATCACGATTCTTAGCCATATACACCTCACTTGAGACCATATCCCAACTATCGTATTTACTAATGTCTTTTTCATTAGTTAAACCTCTCTCCATATAGTCACAAAACTCAACAAATAAATTCATCTCATCCCAACCATACAGGTGTCCAATCAATCTCTTTGTCATCCAACTATCAAAACTATTATCACCTAAAACCTCATCAAGTTTTCTTTCTCTTGGTGACGCTTCTTTAAGTACATATTTCGAATCGTTGTTAAAACTTTTTATAAGTATTTTAACCAAAAATTGAGTGTATTTTTTAGTACTACTAGTATCTAGTTTACCCATCAAATCAATTAAACTAATATTAACTAATTCGTTTTCTTTTTTAATTTTTTTAATTCCCATTTTCTATATTTTTTTCTTCTAATGATGTTCCAAGTATATATAATTCAAAAACTATTGTTATTACAATTTGAAAGAATCCACTGAATAACCACCAATTAAGTGGATTGTAATCTTTTTCAATCCATATCATAATGGCGTAAAATAAAAGGTTCTTTGAAAAGAATGCAAACGTGTTTAACTCCTGTTTCATTATAAAGGTAATCTATCTGCAATTTTCTTAATCAATTCTTCCTCTTCGTTTGTTAATTGATGATATGAGTTCCATATCTTGGTTAAGTTGTCTCTCAACTCTTCTTCACCTGGCGATTCTTGTTCTCCTCTAACTACTTTACGTATATTAGGATTTATATGTTCATCTAAAATACCATCATCATATAACAATTCCGCCATACCCATTTTATCTTGACGATCCATTTCGTCATAGATATCATCTAAATCAATATTAACATTTATCCAAGCCATCTGTTATTTTTTTAATAATAAGTAAAATTATTCATACTTCCAAATAAATCCGCCCGATTTTTTTGTTTTATTTGATAAATTAGATTTAATATCACCTTTAATATTATTGTCCTTCATCCAATTAAAGGCATCAGTCATACAATCATATTTTTTTAAAAAATTACCATCTAAATCAAATTGTAGAACACATTTACCATTTCTCTTTTTTGACTCCGATCGTTTTTTTATTAAATCATCACTTTGTTTTACACCTTTTAAAGGGCTTACATATCCCTCAGGAATGTTTTTAGGTGTTCCCTTTCTTAACCTATTTCTTTCCGATAAATCTGGTCTTGGTATGCCTATTTTAGATAATGCGGTTTTTGGATTTGGTTTTCCTTTATTATGAGCAGGACGACCTTTGTATTTTTTTGAGATTAACTTTGAGAACTCGTTTCGGATCCTTTGGTATTGTCTTGAGTTTACTTTATATCTCATACCATTCCTATCTTGGTTACACATACCCCATAACGCAAATTTCAATTTGTATTCATCAGGATGTATCTCACAAAGTAATAAATGAGCAATAAAATGTTCCTTTGCTGTTAATAATACAATGTTTGGGTGTGTTTTCCACTCTACAGTTTTTCCTTCACCACCCAAACATTTTGGGATTATGTGGTGTGATTCATAGTATACCCCACAATTTTTAATTCTATTTTCACTCTTCGCCCTCAGGATTATCTGGTCGTACACTTTTTTGTAGTTCATAATATTTCTCCATAGCAATTTTATTTATTCGTTCTTTGTTACGATGGTAATACTGATTAGCCCATTTTTTTTGAGCCTCTTTTTTCTCCTCTTCCGTTTTGTATTTTTTTAATCGTCCCATATAATATAAATATATTACTAATAGAAAAAAACTAATATAAATTAATATATTTTAATGTGAATCACCGTAATTATTTTTCTCACTTGCTATCAAATAATCAGGGTTAATGATTTTAGCAATTTTGTGTCTACTACCATCCAAAGATTTAACAACAACACCTTCGTGAGGAACTTTAGTCCCTTGAATATAGTTACCGAACACGTATTTATCTTGTTTTTCTTTTGACCAAGGACCTGAATATAATGTTTCAACCTCATCTAATTCTAAACATTGGAAGTGTGTTGTTTGACTTAAATTATCTTCATAATGTCCATCAACCTCAACATCAAAACCAGCAAAACGAATCTCCGTTAAACCATAATCATAATTCTTTTGGATTCCGTGTCCGAAGATCTCACCATAGATAATAAAACCAGAACCTATCCCATCAGGTGAATAAACATCTTTAACGTGATCCCAAAGTTTTCTACGAATATCGTATTTTATTGCTATGTCTTCCCACACATTTCTATCATAAAATCCTTGTGAATCAGAACCTTTTTCTACATTATGGCTACCCACAACATATTCATATCCAATCCATTGATTACCAAACCATCCACGAATCTTATCTAAGAATGAAAGTTTTTTCTTCCTTACAATTCCGTAACGAGCATTGGTCCCGTGTAATTTACGAGTAATACATACCTCATCGTCCTCATTAAACATATCCGGTACATTTTTCATATTTGGGAATTTGTAGTAAACGTGGAAGTTAGGGTTTTGGTGGTACTTGAATTTTCTACCCCCAACACTCATCTCAACCATCTTAACTGGTGGTTCGTATTTGGTGATACCTAATAGTTCCATTAAATCTTCTCCTTCTGTAAGAGTGGGGTATTTTCTTAAAGCAGGAATAGTATTCTTACTCATAATTAAACACTCAGAGTAAACTTTACGAAGTTTAACGGTACGAACTCTTTGACCTTTTCTTAGGTAATTAGTTACACCCATTAAATCAGATAATTCAACGGGGATTACCGCATCGGTAGTTGCAACAACAACCTTATCACCAACACTGTATTCACCTTTCTTAGTAATGGCTTGCCAACCACCAACCAATGCAAGTTCAATGTTATCCGCACCTTCTATTGGTATAATCTCTCCGATTATTCCAACATAACATACACTATTTAAATTTTCCATTTCTTATTTTTTAATTAATATCATACAATCCGTTTTTTTGATCCTCTTCCATCATTTTTATCAAAAGAGCCTCTCTACTATATTTTCTAATTAACTTGAACGTCTCTTTGATATCTGTAAAATCAGATGGTGGTGTATCGTTTCTCACAGGAAGAAAAATTATAGTAAATCCGTGATTTCCCGCAAACTTTTCTTTTACTCTGATACCACAGATTTCATCAATATAAACCCACGGGTAATTACCTGAAAGTTTAACTTCAATTCCAATTTTTTTCAATCTTTCAACAAACCTTGTGATCTTATCACCGGTTTTCTTTACATTAGTTTCTGTTTCCATTTCTATATAAGTTCCAAATTTAGTTTCTCTCTTCTTTTGATCCATAACATTCCAATTTTTTATTAGTTATATTCCACAAATCTTTTTTTCCTTCCGTCATATGACAATTATGTTTCTTTCCCGTTCTTTTACCAAACTCTACAATCATATCATTATGTCGGTTACGAATGGTATGAGGACATTCTTTACAGGGTTTTTTCATTTCTTATCTAAGATTGAATCAACATATTCTTTTGCATCTTTCAACTTTTCAAAGTCATATTTAACATCATTAATGTTAACAACATATGATTGCCACTTAGTGAATCTCTTATCGTCTTTCTGAAATGTGCGCGGGTCTCTACGTCTGAAATAATCTTTGACTTTTGATCCTTCAAACTTTGTGATTATTACACCACGATATTCCCTTTTAGTTTCTTTAGTTGTCCACATAGAAACAAAGGTAATAAATTAATTTGGATTTGACAAACTATTTTTTGAATTTAAATTCGGTTTCTATTTTTCTTTTACCGTATTTTTTTTCCATCAGTTGTTGATGAAGTTCCCAATTGATTATAGATTCATTCATTGGTTGATCGTCTTCTGCCATTGCGTAAAGTTTACCTAGTTTTTTAATAATTTTGTTTGCGTCGTCAGATAATTGTTTACATATATCTTTAAAGAACATAATAGGATCATCATCATACTTTGTCAAATAGTTGATGAATTTTTGTCTTACTTTTTGTAAGTTTTTTTCTTCTTCATCTTGCGGAAGTAATCCACCACCAAATGCATTATTAAATAAAGCCCTAATACCATATCTGTCTAAAGGTGTTGATGTCATTTGATCAAATAACTCAACGTTATTATTCACCAAGTTCACATAAACTAATTTTAATGTTATTTTAATCTTTTCGTCTTCAGTTAAATTTTCATTATATTGTCCAATATGTTTAATTAACGCATCCACTCTATCCATTTGTTCTTTTAAACCATCAATTAACTTTTCAAAACTATAATCCCTAATTTCTAAAATCTCTTTAAATGATCTGTCTTCTTTAAGGAAATTTAAAAACTTAGATTTTAAAATTTTCCTTTGTCTCATTCTTGACGCAAGTTCAGTTGGTCTAACTAAACTTTCGGCAACTTGCATAAAATAATTGTACCTCATAAACTTATGGTCAATCTCAGGTATTCCAAACCTTAAATTTCCTTTAGAGTAAGTTTGGTATTGAGCGTCTTTACCAATTAAATCAAATTGTTTTTTCTGTTTGTCGTACTTATGTTTTAACTCATGAGCCAAAGTGGATTCAGTTTCAACACGATCTTGTGTAAATCTTTCATATAAATCTTCAGGTTCCCATTCATTACCAACGACAAATGTTATATGTAATTCTATTTCAGTATCTAATAACTGAACTTTTAATTGTATTTTTCTATTATAATTAAAATTTTGACCCATAGCCATAGATGCAAGTTCAGCCTTCCCATCATAACCTGGAATATGCTCAACATTAACATGAAGATCAAGTGAATCAATCTGATAATCCGAAATAGTTAAATCAACACTTTGGTTAAAAATATATTCGTCTTTTTTATAATCAATTCCCTTAATTAAATTTTCAACTATTTCATATAAATCTGATGCAGTATCTAAAATACCTTCAGGAACCCCTAACGCTTCGTTAAGTATTTTGTATTGTGTTTCTGTTAATATAATCTTCATACATATAAATATGTTGGAGTTGTAATTTAACCCACAACCCCAACAATATCATCTAAATGGTGATCATCGTTCATCTCAGAGACAATATTTCTTTTATCCATCATGTGTACAATCTCGGTAATACTATATGGTTGGAGGTTGTTTCCATCCACACCAACGTCCAATCTTTTACCTTTACCCCATTTTCTACTTGCCGGTAAGTGAACGTGTCCGTGAAGGTGAACCACCCCTTTATTAAGACCATTCCAACTTTCAAATGGATAGTGAGTCATCACAAAGTTTTCTCCACCAATGTTAACCTGTAGGTAATCACTAACAGATAAGAACATATCTTTAATGCCATCTCTATTGTTTTTGATATGGTGATCGTGATTACCAAGAACCAAGTGAATGTTTTTACATACCAATCGGTCCAAGAAGATTCTAATAAACTCAAAACCACCAAAAGCAACGTCACCCAACATAATTAAAGTGTCGTCTTGACCAACTTTAGAGTTGATGTTATCAACCAATGCGTTATTCATTAGTTCTAACGTTGGGAAATTTCTTGTACTATGGTCTGGCACTTTCCCATCAGTAGTTCTCCAATCAGTTACACCTCTACAAATGTTTTTATGGTTGTAGTGGGGATCTGATGTGACCCACACTCTACCTGTCGTTAATATTTTATCAAATTTCATTTCTTAAATTTTAATTTCAAATCTATCTTTCATTAACTGTATCTTATCTTCAGGGACTCCGTGTTGATTAATCCCACCATGTCTATTCTCAACAATCAAACAAAACACTTTATAATCAAATATTTCCGCCATATCAAAATACGGTTTCATTTCCCATTCTTGAGTAAATGTGTTTGAAACAACAATTACGTTATTAATATTTGCGGTATGATTTAATATCATCGCAGTATTAACACTATCTTGACACCACTTATGTGCTTCCTTTATTTTGGTGAAGTCAAATTTATATTCACCATTATCCATAAAGAACATATCAGTCTCAAAATGAGCACCACCTAATGATTTAGCAAACGTAGATTTACCTGATCCAGGCACACCTCTAACAATATATAATATTTTTTCCATAACTTAATTTTTTACCCAACCAGATTTATTGTCAGGGTTAACTTTTATCAAACCTTTCTTTAACAAGTCATACGCAATGTTCCAAGCCTTATACCCAATAACCTTGTCATATCCTTTTTTATCTTTAGTATCTAACAAAATGTGATCAAAAACCCAAACAACCCCTTCTTTTTCCAAGAGTTCCATAAATAATTGTTCTTTCTTTGTTAGTTTCATACCACAAATATAACGCTTTAATTGGAATATACAAAAAAAAATATCATAAAAAAAGGGAGATCTCTCTCCCTTAATAAATTTTTAGTTTTAACTATTAATATATTCTTACATTTCCTCCCGGTGTTGATACCTTTGGTTCTTCAGCTCCTCCCCCTCCAGTTGAAGATCCACCTGTAAGAGCCATCATAATTTGATTTCTTGTATTTTGATCTCTTTTACAATCGACGGTTAATCCCGCATCTTTAGTGTTATTTAAATATTGTTTTACTTGTCTTAAAGCATCACACATTTCTTTTTTACGTAAATCTCTTTGTCTTTGTCTTTCAGGATCTACATTACCTCCTCCTCCTCCACCACCACCTACTACTCCACTTCTTCTACCTCTACCACCTGTACCACCTGTACCACCTGTACCACCTGTACCACCTGAACCACCTGAACCACCACCTCTAATAACCTGGTCAGTACCCTCTTTTGCGTCTTCACCAAATAAAACTTTTTGTGTTGATCCACCACCACCAACGTTTTTATATTCAGCATCAATCACTACATTATATTCATCTAAAACATTTAAAATTTTAAAGTACCCATTATTATCACTTAGTTGTGTATCACTAGTATTAGGAGATACTTTAATCCATTTACCTTCATCCTTTGTCGTATAATTATGTTTTCTACCCGAATACTTTATAGGTGATGCAGCATCATAAGCCATAATTTTTTTAAATGTTAACTCATCAACATCACCCGTATCTTCCAAGTTAGTATCTTTTTGTTGGAAAGCTAATACCGCTTTTTGCGTTTCAGGACCATAACCACCTTTAGTACTAATACCTAATTTTGTTTGTATTGCAACAACATCAGGACCCGTACTTTTAAGCGTTAAAGGTCTTGTGTATTCTGTTGCAGATGCGGGTAATTCTGTTGCAGATGCGGGTAAAACATTCCGTGCGTTAAAGGCTTCAGTACCTATTATTGCCTCTAAAGTTGCATCATCAACAACTCCATCAGTTCTTAATGGTGTTGGAAGTTTAGCTCCTTCAGTTGTTTGGAATTTAATTACCGCTTTTTGAGTGTCTTTTCCAAATTTGTTATCAACAGGTCTTAACTTTAATGCCTTTTGTATCAACCCAACATCAGGGTCTTCCGCACCTATCCATAAAGTTTGTTCTTCAGTTAATAAATTATGTCTAAAACCTCTGATTCTATTGTTACTTACACTATCTTCTAATAAATTACGATTAGGTGCACCTTGGATACTATTGTCACTTTTACCATTATCATTAAAATCGGGATCTGTAGTTAAAACTATTTTATTTTGTTCCGGTCCTGGAATTGCCCAACTAAAATATTCAGGGTTAATATATGGTACTATATCATCATAACTCCAAGCATTAGTTGATAGTGAAAATTGTATTTTTTTATCATTACAATCAAACTCAGTTATAACTTTATTACTATCCATTTGTACCCCTACATCTGTGTAATCAGTACCTCTTTGGTCTTTTGCAACACCATAAACAAACTTATCAATAATAGGATTACCTGTGTTTAATTGATACCCAACACCTCCAGGTATTTGTTTCGGTTTATTCACTAATGCCGGATTACGTCTTGGAGAATTAGGGTCTATACAGTAATAACCTTCAAACGATACTTGATAAGAACCAATTTCTCCATCACCAGTATGAGGGGTATATTTACGACCCACACATTTCCATGCTTCCCCATCACTACCCGCTCTATATGCCTCAATTGTATCATATCCACATTTTTTAGCATTTGCTAATAATGTGTCGTTCAATGTTTCTTCACTTTTTTTAGTATTTTCAATACTATCACCAACAGATTTCCAATATTCGTCACGTTTAGCCTCTGTTAAATCAATTGACTTAGTTAATGAATGTATTGAAGCTTGAGCAACATAATAAGAATAATCATCTGATCCAACATTAGCAACCGACGCTCTATATATATTACCATATCCAAGGTCCTCTCCTCTTTTTACAGTAGCACACCATGATGGGAAATCTAACTGATAAATTATACTTCTAACTTTATCCTCTACCGTATCTGTCGCTCTGTACTGAGTAATAAGATCCTCCACTACTTGTTCAATATTTGAACTTAGAGGTTTACCCATTTTTAAAGTATTACATTTTTTCGATAATTCATCTACCGCTAAATCAAGATTACTACGACTAATACTTGCAATTTCTGTTTGAGCATTTTTAGCTAGCCAGTAACTAGCACCATCAGCCCCAATACAAAAACCACCATCAACACATGGGTTGAACTCTATTTTAATATTATCATATGTTTTATCACCAACTGTTACTTTACCAGTGTCGTAACTCTCATTTAACAAACCATAACTTTCATTTAGACTTTGTCTAACAATTCTTTTTAATAAACTATCTGTAATTCTTTTCATGTCTTATCCAATTATAGCTTTTTTTATGGCCTTAGCCGTCAAAGGACCAAATTTACCGTCGGCATCTAAACCCGCATTTTTATTGGTATTTAACCAATTCTGTATATCTAAAATGGTGTAATCCTGAGTCTGCTCAACCAAAACATTGGTCTTTACCCCATGTTTGCTTAGTATGTCTCTGATCTCACTTTCCGTTAATTTTAATTTATGCAACATAAGTATTGTGTCTTAAATTTATTTTATTATATAAATATACCTATATAATAAAAAATAAATAAAAAAAGGGAACCGAAGTTCCCATTTTAGGCCCGACATTGGATAAATGTCTGACTCCACCACCTTGTTTTTCTAAACAAGGAAACAATTAGTTTGTTACCAACGCCTCAATCTTACTTTTAACTTGTTCAGTTAATGAAACTTCCTTAACGTTAGTAACGATAACCGAATCTTTCAATACCTTATTTGGGATGTGAACCAAGAATGTATCTCCGTTGAAGAAACTCAAGTCTTCTTCTAATACCAATGCTCCGTGTACCATCTTCAAAAAGATTCTGAATTGTGTCTGATCCATGAATGTCTCGTTGATTAAATCACCGAACTTATCACTTACTACTTTTATGTTGAAACCCGTCTTATTCATATAACAAATATAGTTAATTATTTCTCAATTACAAATTTTTTACCCACTTTTTTTAGTGTACCAACAAAATCTTTTTGAGGATCAATACCTGACCAAAAACCAGAACCATCAGACCAAACGCCACGTTTATTATTTTTATAAACCGTTTCACCTTCAAATATAATATAATCAGGTTGATCATTTTCAGTCAAAGCATATGCTCTTGTCATTTCTCTACTTTCAGATGGTGTGTAAATACCTGACCAATCTTGTCTACATAAAAATGTTGCTTGTCCAACAATTACTTCTTGCCCATCAAGGGTTGCTTTCTTGTTGAATTTTTTCTTGAATGTATTGATGTAACTACCCATATGTTTTTTTGTTTTTACAAATATACAAATAAAAATGACATGGCATAAAAAATCCCATACTTTTTTCTCAAAAAACATGGGATTAATATTGATAAACCAATTAATTCGTAGAAAGGAAGGGTATTGGTTGTTTTTTTGTGTAATATAAATATATAATACTTTAGTAAAAGTCAAAAAAATTTACTTTTAATTTAAAATTTTTGTTAAAATCTTGTATAATTCTTCATTTTTACCAATTGGAAGGTCTTCTAACGTAAAAAACCCAAAATCTGAATGTTCATGCCCATCTTTTGCTTTATCCAAGTTTGGTGTCATTTTCTTGTCAGATTCATATAGATACACATAAATTAAACCCTTCGGATCTCCATCATCATCTTTTTTTGTTATGAACCCAACCAAACTTATTTCGTCTTCAATCTTAATGTTTGTCTCTTCATAAAACTCACGATAAGCACAATCTCTTGGAGTTTCGTTTGCTTCCATATGCCCTGATGGAATAAACCATTTACCCGCATAAGTTTCATGGTCAGCTCGTTTACATAACAAAACTTTATTACCATATTTTAATATTACACCTGAACTTCTATCTGATTTCATTATAAGAATATATTTATAAGTATATGGAATTAATAGTAAACAATAATTTATTCAATGTCAAATGTGTTATAACCAGTAAAGACATACAAAACGGTATGATGGATAAAAAATTTGATAAAAGTTTTGATGGTATGTTATTCATAATGAAGGATGGTGATCATTCTTTTTGGATGAAGAACTGTATCATATCTTTAGATATAATTTTTATAAAAGATAATAAAATTAACAAAATACATAATAACTGTAAACCGTGTGACGCACCTGAATGCGATCGTTACACAGGTAATGGAGATATGGTATTAGAACTTAAAGGTGGTACTTGTATTAAATACGATATAGCTGAAGGCGATACTATTATTTTACAAGATTAATCTTTCATTTTTTCTTTCAATACTCTCACAAACTCATTCTGAACCATCTTTGTAAATTTTACATAAGGTGAATCATCTGACTCAGCGTTATATTTGTATTTACCCTCAGGTGGTCGTTTAGATCTACCTAAGTAAGATAACCCAGAAATATTTGTAATACATTTGTGACCACCGCTATTAGATTGAATAAGGTCCCAAGCGTTCACACTAATTGAATCTAACAATTTCATTTCTTCGTCTCTTAATTCACTGAATGGTTTTTTCATTATCTTATCAACATCATTAAGAATGTCCTCCCCATCAATCATTTTTTTAAATTCTTTACCATATAACGCATTGAAATCTCTGAATGTAAAACCAACTGATTGCTCACCAAAATCTTTTCCCGATTCTGATATCCATTTGATTGTTGATAGAGGAATATCCTTGTCCTGTAATTGTGATTTCCACTTGTTTAACACCTCATCTTTAATCTCACCTAAGTTCACACCTTTAAGTGCCCTTTCTTTCTTAAATGGGTTACAAGACGCTTGTACCAACCCTAAAGGCCAAGCAATTACTAAGAAGTCAGCCTCAGGATTATTTCTGAATGGTGTATATCTATCGTAGGATCCTGGTTTCATCATACTACCACCACCATACTGAACAATAACATTATCATCAACGTTAACATTCTTATGTGTCTTCATTGTTTGAACATAGTTCTCTTTGTTTTTTTCCAAAGATTCAACATCCGCATAGTTCTTTTCTTTTATCTGAGATCTGATGTTTAATAATATACTTAATAAAGATGGATTCGCATTCATTACAATATTTTCCAAGAACCCTGGTTTGTTTTTGAATGCCAACAATAACTTATTAGTTACCATACCCATTACCATTTTGTTTCTTTGTAAGGATTGATCTTTATCAACCTTAAACAAATAGTTCATTACTTCTTCAGGACTAATATCATGTTGAGCATAGTTTGCAGAATCTACAGTTGAAATCAAAGTAATATCATCTGTTGGGAAAATGTCTCTTGGAGATACGGTTTGAGATATTGTTTCAACATTTGACCTTGAAGATTTAAAATTAGTTGCGGTACCTTGTTCAACACCAGCTTGTGTGTCGTGGTGATCCGTGTGAATAACAAACATTGGTTTACCATGAGCAAAGTCAACTAACACTGGCATAACATCACCTTCGGCATCTAATTTCTTAATCGCAAATTCCTTATCACCATATTGGATAATCTCAGCGTCAACCACTTTTATACCGTTTTCTTCTAAGTAATTTTTCATACCCAACGCAGTGGTAACCCCATCTAAATCTTGGTGAAAGTATATTTTAGCCTCAGGATATCTTCTGGATAATTCTCTGATATTTCTTATTCCCGATTCTGTTATTAATTTTTTATTCATACTTATAAATATTTTTTGGGTATAAAAAATTAAAATTCACATATTGCGTGATCTCCAAACATATTGTCGTATTCGTCTTCCATGGTATTCAATTTATTATAAATACCATTAAAAACTAAAACTTCCACATTATAGTGGAAGTTCTTTTATTTGTTCTAAAGCTTTAAAATAATTAATCCTTGTCTCAGCAATCTTTTTATAATTTTCACTTAATTCAATTCCTAACCATCTACGTTCTAATATTTGAGCAGCTACTAATGTTGTTCCTGATCCAGCAAATGGGTCCAATATTACATCGTTTTTGTAGGATAGTATTTTAATCGCTTTGGTTGGTATATCCATGGAGAAAGTCGCCTTGGTGAGTGATTTAGTATCCGCAAAGTAATTCCACTGACCAAACACAAGTTCCATAAACTCTTTCTTATCTTTTTCCTCATACACTACTTTTTTCTTTAATGTTCCATCTTCCTGTTCAATTTCAGTTGGAACTCCTTTCCATTGTGGTTCACCTTTAACTTTTTTGATGTGATGTTTTTTGTAAGCTAAAATAACACATTCCTTTGGATTATAGATGTAAGGACTTGACGGTGACATCCAAGAACCCCACGCAGTAGTTTTAGATCTATGTGGTGATTGTTCTTCCAAGTCAACAATACCAAAGAATCCAAATCCAATTTCCTTCATTATCTGATACATTTCAGAAACAAAGAAGATACGACCACCTTTCTTTTGTCTGTTAATCTCATAAGGAATGTTAAGAGCAATACGTCCATCGTCCTTCAATACGTTATACGCTTCGGTTAACCAATTCTTAGCAAATACCAAATACTCATCAAATTCAACATCATCATCGTGTACATCATACTCAATCCCAACCCCATAAGGTGGTGATGTTACGATTAAATCAACAGATCCTTCAGGTAATTTTTTCATTACCTCAACACAATCTCCCTTTATAATTTTTCCTGTTTCTATCATGTTATTTTTTATATTGTGTTTCTAAGTATTCAAATAAATTTAAAAACTTTGGTATCTCACCTTTGGTTTTAAGATAATAATCCCTCATTTTTAAACAATTTAATCCGTATTTTCTATCGTGACCTAAACGATCCTCAACGTTTTTAATTTTTACGTCTGTTGTTAAAATATAGGATATTTTATTTATAATGTCCAAGTTTGTTACCCTAAATGATGTACCGATATTAAATATAGTGTTAATAATCTCATCATCAAACATTAAATCACAGATTACTTTTACGTTATCGTAAACATACATCCATTCCCTAACTTGTTTACCATCACCATACACAGGAATTTCTTTACCTTCTTTAATTGATCTAGCGATTGTAGGTAAGAACTTTTCCTCAAATTGGTGTTCACCAAAGTTATTACAAGTTCTTGTAATAATATATGGTAAACCATAAGTTCTGTTAGCAGATAAAACTAACATATCAGATGCCGTTTTAGTTGCGGAATAATATGAACTAGGTTTTAAATTATCATCTTCAGTTGCCGTATGATTACTTGAGAAGTGTTCGTCCATATCACCATAAACCTCATCGGTTGAAATATGAATAAACTTCTTTAACCTTTTATTATTTCTTGATATCTCTAAAAGGTTAAAAGTCCCTTCAACATTTGTTTTAACAAATGGAAGTCCGTTTGTGATTGAATTGTCAACATGAGATTCTGCTGCGAAGTGAACAATATAATCAAATTCACCTAATTCATCTGCGGTTACATCACAAATGTCTTTTTGTAAGAATGAAACATTATGTTTAATGTTCGTTTTACGTCCAGCATATGTCAGTTTATCAATACAAAGAACATCACATTCAAAGTTATCTAATAAGTAATTTATAAAAGCGGAACCTATAAAACCCGCACCTCCTGTTACTATTATTTTCATTTTTTTTCTAATGTTTCTATATGATGTTCTAAGTACCATAAAGCTTTCTTAAGATCTTGTAATTCTTTATCCGAATCTTTCTTTCCCGCTCTTGATATATACTTTACCGTATTTCCTAATGAGAATCCTAATTCCCAAGCATCAATTACTTTGATTGCCTCATAAGGGTTATCTTCTCCTCCGTAATGTTGGGGGTGATTTACTTGTTCCATTTTTGGTGGAGGACACATACAAAGTACGTTAGCTCCACATACACATTCTTTTTCCATTTATTTTATTTTTTTTACAGGTACACCCACGTATGTTCCAGATTCCCCTATATGTTTAACCACCGCACCATTCATACCTATCGTAGTTAGAGAATGGATTGATAACTTTTCTTTAATTGTTGAATTATTTCCTAAATATACAAGGTCATAAATTCTAACATTTCCTGATACTACCGATCCTGGCATTGCACTAAAAAAATCTCCAATCACACAATCATGTCCAATATGATTACCTCTATTTAATATTGCGTGTTTACCAATTTTAATATTTGTTGTTAAAATAGAATTTGCCCCAATAAAACTACCTTCACCAATTTCAACATCATCCATTATTAATGCGGTTGGGTGTGCAAATGTGAAAAATCTTACACCCTTAGGTAGTCTTTGGATTGTATCGTACCTATCTCTTGGATCCGCAATAGCAACCATTACCTCATATTTCTCTATATCTAATTCAGATAATGGTAATGTATCATTACTCATATATTGATCATCGACAAACCTAACGAGTTTGATTCCCATTTGAGCCATCACTTCTCTTGCGTGACCACCATTACCAATTAGTGCTTTAATCATTGTTTATAAATGTCATATTTAGATAGATCAGGGTATGGTAACTCTAAATCTTGATTATGTCTCTTAGAACCATCCAAATTATAAAACTGACTCATCATAAGTAATCCTCTCGCTGCCAACTCAGGCATCATATAAAAGTTCCACCCTAACATATCAAAATTATCATCATGATATGAACATTCTCTTCTACCACTAAATCTCGCTCTTTTGAACCATAACATAGCCTTATGGTCATCAGTTAAAATTGCACCACCCTTACTAAGTTTTAATGTTTTATATGGTCCTGTGAATGAAAGACACATATGTGATTTTGGAATATACATATCGGCAGTAAAACTCAATGCGGAATCCCAAACATTACTTGGTGATAGTTGGTACGCCCCTTTAATCATATCTCCGACAACAGGAGTAAAATTAACTTTAAAACCAGCGTGAATTATTTCACAAGGAACCGAAGGGTAAGTTTTAGATGGACAATCTATCATATCCGTATCCAAACTTTTCTTTATATTTTTTTCATAATATAACGCCAAAAATAAAGCGTTACTCATATTATCCAATGCAATAGCGTATGGTGATCCCGTGTAATCACACAACGCTTTTTCAAAATCTTCTGTTATTTTGTGTACTCCGTTTGCCATACGTATTCTAACTTAACTTTCATTTATTTTTATTTATATAATTTGTTATTTCTTTCTTGTCTTTTCCTTCAGTAAACATCCTATAGACATTACGTGAAAATTCATCCGTACACAACACTGCGTCGGTATTTAAATAAGTCATAATATCATTTAAGTGAATAAGAATATTTTCTTTCTTTAAAAATCTTTTGTTAAAACCCATGTTTAATCTTCTAAAAATTCTTTTTCTATTTTCTTATCCTCTTGATCATTATTGTAATTTCTTGCTTGATTAATTAACATTATTGTTTTTCTTTTGAATAACGGTAATAAGGTTTCTTCAATTGGGAAATCACCTTTACTAATCATTTCTAATACCGGTAATTTTGTTCTGTTTTCAGTATCAGAAAATGTAGTTATTATTTTTGGTATTGTCAATTTGGTTTTATCATCACAATAAATTAATTTAACACTTGTCTTACTTTCAGGTGATTTTTTTGCTGCCGGAGATACCCCATATTCCCAAACATAATACTTGTTGTCTCTTTTATCCAAATGGAAGAAGAAACCTTTGTTGGATAAAATTTCCTTTTTGTTCTTCCTGTATTTTGTTTCAATACTATCAAAAACTATTGTCCATACAGATTTTGCAATGTTGAAGTACTCCAACATTCTTGGTGCAGTGTATTGTAAAATTTTTGTAAACTCCTCATACTCATCAGATGACATATCAGGAACATTTTTAATTTTAAGGTCCTTAACTAATAATTCGTCGTCAACTGAATTGAATTTCTTATTCGTATATATGATTTTCTTATCTCTGATAAGTGTTTGTATGTTTGCTAAATGTAATGATAATTCTATAAATCCAGGGTAAAGTTCCATGTTATCTAACTTTTGTCCCATACGTTGGAAATATGATAATAACTTATATTCTTTATGTTCCCTATCAATTGGCCTTTCAAACATCCAATCGGTGTCCATTACAAATTCTATTTTTTTATTTCTTGCCATTAAACATAAACATAATAATATAATTGTATTCTGTAAAGGTATTATTCAATTCTCATTACAACAAAAGTTGTATCGTTAACTAAATCTGTATCATATGAACCATCATACCCATTTATTGAACCATAATCACCATCATTAACTAAACTTTCCAGTAATGATCTTTTATTAACAAAATTTTCAAGTTCATCACCCATATCATTTAACCAACTTGCCGGGTCATCTCTAATTTCTTGTAACTTATCATCAACCGCTTCTTCAACCTCATCATCATTTAAATCACCATCAGGATAATCTTTTATATCTTGTATTTCAACATCAATGTCTTCTATTTCACTTTCAATTTCATCAATCCTTGAGTCATTATCCGATTCATGTTCACCATCTTCATCCTCATCTTCATAGTATACTTCATCAACTTTTTTACCGTTTTGGTAAATTTGCCATTTATTTTCAGACCATTCAACAATTAATAAATTATCCATATAATCTTTAAACTTAAAGTACTTCATGCTTTCAATCTCTTCCTCAATAAGAGGAGATCTAGCACCATTTTTAATCAAATACGTTTCTATCTCAAGAGACCTTTTTTTGTTATTTAATTGTTCAATTTCTTTATCTTGTCTGAGACTAGTTTCTTTAGTAACACCATAATTGTCAGGATCTTCAGTAACCCATTCACGAATCATATCTTCATAATAATCCGCAACATCATCACCATCAATATGGTCCGATAAAGTACTTCTACTAAAATTATTTAAATCGTTTATCATTTCTTCATAATACTCTTCCACAGAGCTATCAGCATCACGTTCAGTTCCAACCGCATAAATATTACCCCCACTATCATCATGTACGGATCTAAATGTATCCATATCGTAATGTTTACCGTCAGGTATTAAATCATACACATCGTTATCATTTCCTTTAAGTCTATCTATATCATCTTGAAGATCACTACGTTCCATATCCAATTCGTCAAGAACCTCAGGATCTTCCTCGTTATCTATCCTTTCCTCAAGTTCCTCCATTCTTTTTTCAAATTCTTTTAATTCTTCGCGTTCTGAATCAGTTAAATATCCAATATCTCCCTGTTGGGTCATATATTCAAATACCACATTTGCCATTATACCTTCTTTATCAATTTCAGGATTATCTAAGTTCCACTCATCATCTTCTCGTCTTTGTTTCGCCTCTTGTCTCAAAGCCATTTCTTTTCTTCTCTCAAGTTCTATGCTATATGGTGTGTCCCAATAACTAAAAGTACCACCAACTGTAATACCCTCAATACTTACAATACCTGAGGAACGAACATTTAAATTACCAGTTACGATTAACTCACCCAAATTAGTTATTTGTTTTAAACCCATTAAGGATAAGTTACCATTTACTCTTATTTTTTTACCTCTAAAGTCAGGAAACTTAGGAATGGCCTGTGCCTTATAGTTAACAGACTTTAATAGATCCATATATTCTTCTGGAGTGAAATCTTCATATTCAACATTATCATCTTGTTCAATAATAATATTCTTTATTAATCCAATTAATTCACCCTCATTAATTCTAACAACTTTTTTCATATTACAATAAATATTTAATGGTTTACAAAATATGAAACTTCTCTGATATTTATAATTAAATAAACCTATTAAAAACAAATATTATGGGATGCGGATGTAAGAATAAAGCAAATCAACAAAATGCTCAGTCACCTCAACAAGCTCCACAACAACCAGCGGCGAATCAATCTACGGTTCAAGAGTCGGTAAAGAAAATTGTTGAGAAGTATTACAACAAAAAGTAATCGGTGATTGGTTAAAAAGTTGAGGTGGGAAGTATTTTCCACCTTTTTTTATATTTATATATTATGAATGATATTGAAGAATTAATAGAAGAATTTAACGAAGGTAATTGGGATAATATATCCAAAATATTCAATAATAGAATTGAGGTGTTTTTAAGTTTTATACTTAGAAAGGGTTTAATTGATGAATTAGATTTATCTAACATACCTTATGATAACGCACCCTCATTTGACTTTTTAGTTAAAACAAAAATTTTAGATAGTTTTGAATATAAAAATATACCAGAAATTCTTGAGAATGATTTTCTATTATATAAAATACAACAGGATCCTGAAGTTTGGTTAGAATGGATAACCGGAAAAATTCTAACTGACGTTGAGAGAAGATCGGATGGTTATTACCTATTCTTAAGAGACCGTACAGAACTTGCCGAACTATTTGATGATCGTGGTCGCGATGCTACGGCAAAAGATGTCGCACAACGTGTATTAAGTGAAGATTACTGGGAAGATTTCTATGATTCAACTAATGATGTTTATACGGATGTAATTGAAGAATTAGATGTTGAAAATGTTATAAAATTAAGAAATTATATATTCAGAGAAATTGGTAATGTTGAGTTTTCATTAGATAA